GTTGTACCAATAGAACCCGCTACCACCTTCTGCTGGTGTTTTTTGAATAGACAGTTGGAATGAACTGGACACATTAGACAACACCATTGTTGCCGCACCGCCATTTCCTAGCGCGGTTGGAAGAACAAAACATTCAACAGTAAAGTTTCCCGTGCCAAAGTTCAACGCAGATGAATTTGGCCCTGTAATGTAATTCGTGCCGTTGAAGACCGCCGCATAAGTATTGCCAAACGGAGCATTCCATGCCTTCTGTTGTAGGCCTTGCAACTGCTGTTTTAAGGTAAAAAGACCTCGTGCCATTGTATACTACCTTAAAAAGTTATTGTGCCACTACTGGTCCAAACATATACACGCCACGCACCTGTGACGTATGTTTGTGGGCTTCCAGTTGTTGATGTCGCGGGTGCTAGATACGATGGGTAACGGATGACTACTATGCCTGAACCACCACCTCCTTGACCAGCGGAGGTATTGTTATAATCTGTCCAAGTTCCACCACCCCCGCCTCCGGTGTTTGGCGCTCCGTAAGTTGGCGGAATATAAGCCCCAGAAGTATCTTTGCCGTTTCCATTACCGCCACCGCCACCGCCACCAAGAGAGGGTGGGAATCCGGCTGGTGGATTATAAAACCCACCTCCTCCTCCACCAGCATATTGAACGGGAGATCCAGTGATTGAAGAAACAATTCCTGTTCCTCCATTTCCCGCATACGCTCCTGATGTGCCAGATGACGGTACACGTCCGTTTCCGCCAATCGAGCCAGCTCCACCGCCGCCACCGCCTACATAAGCGGCACCACCATTGTTGCCCCCAATTCCTCCGTTGTTTCCTTGTCCAGCAGTCCCCAAACCGGGATAATCGCCACCGTAAATTCCTCCGCAACCGCTTCCACCCGCAGGAGCGCCGTACTGAGAGCCGCCACTGTTAGCATTTCCTCCTCCTCGAGGAGCAATATTGCCAAAACTAGAAACTCCACCGTTGGTAGTAGAGGTAGTGCTTGGGGCATTACCAGCGCCAACAGTTACAGTAATTGATGTTCCAACAGTTACAGGGTATCCGATCCCAGTCAGTACGCCGCCTGCACCTCCACCACCCCCAAGGACTCCACCACCTCCGGCGCCACCATTACCACCACCACCAACTACTAGGTACTCTACTGTGGTTACAGGACCATTTAAACCGGTTACTTGACCGTTGGATAAGTATCCACCATTATGTTTAAGGGACATAATGCCCCCTATTAAGTAATGGCTTCATAAGTAGCTACAAATTCTAGTGCATTTGCAGTGCCACTGGTAACTACCACACTTTGTGCATCATTGACATAAAAGCCAGTAGTTTTGTCTACTATGATTAGTGAGGCATTTGCTGGTACACTAATTTGATAACATAATCTATAAGCAGTGCCGCCGCCAGCAGTGGCACTGTTAATTGATACCGTTACAGCTACAGCACTGCTGGTAACATTAGTAGCAGTAATGTTACCAACTTTATTTACCACATTTGTAGCTGGTGTTAATGCAGTCCACACAGTAGCACTAGTAGTGCTAGGAATAATGTAAACTGTATTACCGCGAATGTCGGTTACGCCTACTATATTTGGTGTTGCCATTGTTTATCCTTAAAATCCAAAAATCATTGACATAGCAATAGCTTTACCCGTTGAGGCACCTGCTTGAATAGTTGTCCAAGTTGGCGCGCTGCTACCATTTGACTGTAAAAATTGACCACTAGTTCCGGTTGCAGTAAAACCGGTAGTATTTGCTGCAGTTTGATAAGGGATCTGACCTGCTGCTCCACCAGTTAACCATGCTATAGAACCTAACAAGGTATCACCAGTTTGTAGCTCTTGAATTTGTGACCCATTAATAATTAATGAATACCTTGTTGCCATTTTATTTCCTTACTAAGTTATGTATATACTAGTTGATTGACCGGCATTATTTAACACAGTAAAATAACCTTGTCCAACTGAAATAGTGGCTGTTAAACCGGAATTTAATAGTATGGGTAATGCATTTAAGTTATATCTATTAGTAGCAGTACCCATTTCAACCCACTGTGAACTATCTTGATCTGTATAGTATGTATACTCAACGCCGTTGGTAGTATTAACCCACTTATTACCAACATTAGGTGAAGTAGGTGCAGTTGTACCTATTGAAGTAACAGCTCCAGTACTAAAAGCAATTGTTTCTACTAATTCGCCTGCGCTAGCAGCTACGGCTAATGTAATAGAAATACCATTAGTTGCTGTGTAATCCGAACTATTAAGTAGTATACCGTTAACATAAACCTGTAGATAACCAACTATATAGTTAACATTAAATACAGTCTGACCAGCTGTAGCTGTTGCACTAGTACGAGTATAAGAAGTATATCCAGCACTAACTGTAGGACCACTAGTACCATTAGTAGCACTAGTAACTCTACCTTTAGCGTCTACTGTAATATTAGCACTAGTATAACTACCGGGTGTTACTGCAGTACTAGCTAAAGTAAGCGCTGTTGAACTGCCCGTTGTACCAGTACCAGTTACATCACCGGTAAAAGTAAGTGAACCACTAGGAATACTTACGTTACTAGTGGTTACACCAGTAACTAAACCTTTGGCATTAACAGTAATAACTGGAATTGCTGTAGCGCTACCAAAACTACCTACGTTACTATTTACTGTAGCTAGTGTGGCAGTAATAGCTGTTGTACCACTACCAGTAATATCGCCACTTATTGAAACGCTTTGATTACCAGTTAAATATGTACTAGTATCAAGTGTCCAAGTATCTGCGGCTGTTTTCTTTAATAAACCGCTAGTTCCTGCTAGAGCAGCAATGGCGGTTAAGTCAGCATCTAGTGGTTGTTTACCTGCTAGTGCTGTAGTAAGAGTACTAGCATAATTAGCATCATTGTTTAATGCTGCTGCTAGTTCTTGTAGGGTGTCTAGTGCAGTTGGAGCTCCTCCAACTAAATTAGTAACTGCTGTAACAACGTATGCTTGTGTTGCATAACTACTAGGATTAGTGGCGTTGTAAGGAGTATATCCTAGTGCAGTAGTAATTTGACTACTAGTAATACCAGTTAAATATGTACTAGTATCTAGGGTCCAAGTATCTGCGGCAGTTTTCTTTAGTAATCCGCTAGTTCCTGCTAATGCAGCAATAGCAGTTAAATCAGCATCTAATGGTTGTTTAGTTGCTACTGCTGTATCAACATAAGTTTGTGTTGAGGCATTAGTAATACCGTATCCGGCTAAAGTAGTTGGCTTGTTGATTAAATCACTAAAACTACCAGTAAGTCCTACAGTAGCTACCGTACTACTAATTCCATAAACTATAAATTCAATTGTTTGATTTGCTGTAGCAGCAACATTTAGTATAACACTAGTTCCGCTAGTAGCAGTATAATCACTACTATCTAATAATACGCCATTAACATATACTTGAATTAATCCTGGAGTATATGTAACTGAAAAAGTTGTTTGACCTGCCGTTGCAGTAACAGTTGTTCTAGCATAAGTATTACCACTAGTACCTAAACTAGTAGCACTAGTAATTCTGCCTTTAGCATCAACTGTAATATTAGCCGTAGTATAAGTACCAGCTGTTACACCAGAATTTGCTAATGTTAATGCAGTACTACTACCAGTTGTACCTGCCCCAGTAACGTCGCCAGTAAAAGTAAGTGATCCACTAGGGATACTAACATTACTAGTACTTACAGCAGTAACTAAACCTTTAGCATTAACTGTAATAACTGGAATTGCTGTGGCACTACCAAAACTACCAACATTAGTATTTACAGTAGCTAAAGTAGCTGTAATGCCAGTTGTACCACTACCAGTAATGTCACCAGTTATTGAAACACTTTGATTACCAGTAATATATCCATTTGGATTAGTAGCATTATAAGGAGTATATCCCAGCGCAGTAGTAACTTGACTACTAGTAATACCAGTTAAATAACCGCTGGGATTTGTAGCATTATAAGGAGTATATCCCAGTGCAGTAGTAACTTGACCACTAGTAATACCAGTTAAATAAGTACTAGTATCTAAGGTCCAAGTATCTGCTGCTGTTTTCTTTAGTAATCCACTAGTTCCTGCTAATGCAGCAATAGCGGTTAAGTCAGCATCTAATGGTTGTTTATTTGATAATGCAGTAGTAATACTAGAAGCATAATTAGCGTCGTTATTTAATGCTGCAGATAGTTCTTGTAGTGTATCTAAGGCTGCTGGCGCACTGCCGACCAAATTACTAATTGCAGTAGTAACGTAACTTTGTGTAGCATATGTTTGATTAGTAGCAGCAGTAATAATACCTTTAGCATTAACAGTTACACTATTATATGTTCCAGCAATAACGCCACTATTAGCTAAAGTTAATGTTGTACTTGATCCTGTTGTTCCTGTACCACTTACATCGCCACTAAAACTTAGTGAACCACTAGGAATGCTTGCCCAACTAGTTACGCTACCATTTGTAGTTAAATATTTACCACTATTACCTGTTTGTGTAGGAATAGTATATCCATCGGTAATACCATATCCAGATAAAGTAGTTGGTTTATTTATTAAATCACTAAAATTACCCGTAAGTCCTACAGTAACTACTGTACTGCTTGCACCATAAACTATGAATTCAACTATTTGACTTGCTGTAGAAGTATTGTTAGTTAATACAACGCTACTTCCAGTAGTAGCAGTATAATCGCTACTATTTAATAATATACCATTAACATATACTTGAATTAATCCTGGAGTATATGCAACCGAAAAAGTTGTTTGGCCAGGAGTTGCAATAACACTTGTGCGAGTATATGTATTTCCATAAGTACCAGCAGCTCCGTTGCTAGCACTAGTAATTCTGCCTTTAGCATCTACGGTAATATTAGCAGCGGTATAACTACCTGCTGTAACTCCAGAAGAAGCTAAGGTTAGGGTGGTACTACTTCCCGTAGTACCAGTCCCTGTAATATCGCCCGTAAAACTTAAAGATCCACTAGGAATGCTTACAGCAGTAGTAGTTACTGCTGTAACTAATCCTTTAGCATTAACAGTAATAACTGGAATAGCTGTGGCACTACCAAAACTACCAGTATTACTATTTACTGTGGCTAAAGTACCGGTAATACTGGTACTACCGGTACCTGTAATATCACCAGTTATTGAAATTTGCTGATTTTGAGTTAACTTAGTAGCAAGATCAGTATTTAAATTAATAAAGTTATTATCTAACTCTGTGTTGGTTAAGGGACGGTTTACGGCAGTCGCCCCAGTATCTCGTGTGACAATAGTTGCCATATTAGTCCCTTAAACCTATTAAAATTAAGCTACTGTAACTTTCCAAGTAATAACTAAGGTATCAAGTGGACCTTTGTTGATAACATCAAACTTTGTACGGCAAAGCATTGTGCCAGCACTTGAAGCGTTAAAAATACCAGCTTCTGTAATTGCACCAGTACCTGTACCAGCAGCAAAAGTAGCAACATATTGAACCGCATCATTAGTAGCAGCTGTAGTTACTAATGTTGTAGAATCTAGTGCTACACGGCCAAGTTGTGTTCCAAGACCAGTATCTGCAGCAGCAGCATTAATATTACCGCTACCAACAGCCATATGACTCATAGCTGTAGCTGTCGAATCTTTAATACGGCTAGCGATGTAGGCCAAACCACTGTTAACAACTAGGTTTGGGATTTCGCGAGTTTCTTTAACTTTACCAGCAGCATCAAGCAATTCAACTTGTACTAGGCCTTTGGTTTTTAATGAATCATCTAACATGATAAGTTTCCTTTAAAATTTTAAGTACCAAAGTATGTATTAGTACCAGCATATCCTGGTGTAACATAACTACTGGCAAAGTAATTCTGGTTATTAATGGTTCCAGAATCGGTTGAGAAAATTGTTTCTGTAAAAGTTTTACCACCAAATTTATAATATGTTAAAATATCTACAGGTGAGATAGTTTCTATTTTATTTGGCTTTATAGTGTTATTTGAGCTGTCAGAAGTAGTTAAAGTTCTATAATCACTGAATATTTTATAAGTACTAAATTGATTAATATCTATATTTGTTGCGTTGTCTACAGTGACTTTGGCAAAGCTAGCATATTCATCGTCGCCAACAGTAGCTGCACCATAATAGTCATCAGTAGCATCTGTTTGATCTTGAAAATTACGTGAATAATTAATTTGAGTATTAATTGTATCACTTCTATTTAAAATATCTAATAAATATTTATTTGCTGATATAGCTTTACTATCATTAGTATTGCCAATATCTGATGTGTTTTTATTAACTTCAAATACTTTATATTCACTAAAAGTTAAATTGTCAGATAGTTGCGGTCGATAATTAACTATTTTATTAAATAATTCATTAATATTAGTAGTGTCTTGTTTAATTATTTCCAATTTAATATTAACTAATTCTTGTAATAATTTAATTTCTGTAAAATTACGCAGATATTGTAATAGTGTTGCAATTACTTCGCTATTAATTACAGAATTATTTATTACGGAGTTAGTATTAAAATAATTTATTTCATTAGTATTAGTATAATCTGATTTTAAACTACTAAATACTTTGGTATTAGTATCTGAATTATTTAACTGTGTAGTTAAATATTTGCCTGTACTAAATTTTGAAGTATCTATAGCAGTACTACTATTGGCTAATATACTTGCAATATTAAAATTAGTAACGTCTTGTTGTAAGATGCTATCTACAGTGACTTTGGTAAAGCTAGCGTATTCATCGTCACCAATGGTGGCGGCGCCATAATAGTCATCTGTAGCGTCTACTAGGTCTTCAAAACTGCGTAAATAATTAACTTGAGTATTAGTTGTATCGCTTCTGTTTAAAATATCTAATAAATATTTATTTGCTGATATAGCTTTACTATCATTAATATTTAAAATATCTACTACATTTTTATCAATTAATGATAAAATATATTCTGTAAATATAATACTATCAAATAGTTGTGGCTGATAATTAATTAACCTACTAAATAAATCAGTAATCCTAACACTATGCTGTTTAACTATACTTGTATTAAATACAGCCAAATCTTCAGTAATATTGGTTTCTGTAAAACTTCGGAAATATTGCAGAAGTGATCTAAATAATTCCGTAGCAATTACGTTATTACTTAACACCGAACTAATATTAAAATATTTTAGCTCATTTGTATTGCTAGAGTCTGTGTTTAAACTACTAATAGTTTTACTGTTAGTTTCGCTACTATTAAACTGTGTGGTTAAACCTTTACCAGTATTAGCTGCTAAACTATCTGTAGCATTACTACTATCTACCAATATGCTTGTAATATTAAATACAGCAGTATCTTGTTGTAAGATGCTATCTACAGTAACTTTTACAAAACTAGCATACTCATCGTCACCAACAGTAGCAGCACCATAATAATCATCTGTAGCATCTATTAAATCTTCAAAACTACGCAAGTAGTTTACTTGATTACTAGATACATCACTAATACTAAAAGCATTTGAGAAGTATTTACTTGTTGTTGCAGATTTACTTTCGCTAATACTGCCAGTATCTAATATATTTTTATTAATTGTGTATAAAGTATATTCGCTAAATACTGTGCTATCAAATAACCGGGGGTTATAATAAACTGTTCTAGTAAATATATCATTAATATTGGCATTATGTTGTTTAACTATACTAGTATTAGTGGATACTATTTCTTGTGGTATAACGGCTTCTGTAAAGCTACGCAGATACTGCACAAGTGATCTAAATAATTCCGTAACATTTACGTTATTACTTAGCACCGAACTAATATTAAAATATTTTAGCTCATTTGTATTGCTAGAGTCTGTATTTAAACTACTAATAGTTTTACTGTTAGTTTCACTACTATTAAATTGTGTAGTTAAAAATTTACCAGTATTAGCTGCTAAACTATCTGTAGGATTACTATTATCTGCTAGTATGCTTGTAATATTAAATGCAGTAGTATCTTGTTGTAAGATATTATCTACAGTAACTTTACTAAAGCTGGCGTATTCATCATCGCCAATTGTAGCAGCACCATAGTAATCATCTGTAGCATCTATTAAATCTTCAAAACTACGCAAATAATTTATTTGATTACTAGATACATCACTAATACTATTACTGTCGCTAGTAATCTTACTAATAAATACAGCTGGTGTATCTAATAAGTTACCATTTTCATTTAGATATTTATTTACATAATAATAACTGAACTCACTGGTAACTGTATTATCAGCAGTAATATTTCTATTATAATTAACTAATCTATTAAATAAATCGCTAATCCTAACATTATCCTGTTTAACTATACTTGTATTAAATACAGCCAAATCTTCAGTAGTACTAGTTTCCGTAAAGTTACGCAGATATTGCAGAAGTGAGATTAATAAATCACTATTAGTTATAGTACTACTTAGCACCGAACTAATATTAAAATATTTTAGCTCATTTGTATTGATAAGGTCTAGCTTTAAACTATTGATAGTTTTATTGTTAGTTTCGCTACTATTAAATTGTGTACTTAAAAACTTACTAGTGTTAGCCGCTAAACTATCTATAGCATTACTACTATCTGCTAGTATGCTTGTAATATCAAATGCGGTAGTATCTTGTTGTAAGATGCTATCTACAGTAACTTTTACAAAACTAGCATACTCATCGTCACCAACAGTAGCGGCACCATAGTAATCATCTGTAGCATCTACTAAGTCTTCAAAGCTACGTAAATAGCTTACTTGAGTATTAAATAAATCATTGATACTAAAAGCATTTGAGAAGTATTTGCCAGCTGTTATAGCTTTAGTTTCAGTAATAGTTATAGTATTAATTAATACTTGACTAATATCAAAGTAATTTATACTGTCGGTAGTATTTATTAAATTATTAAAGTTACGTAAATAGTCTACTTGAGTAGTAGCTGTATCACTGCTACTAAAAATATTTGATAAATATTTACCTGTTGTAACAGTCTTAGTTTGAGTAATACCTACAGCACTACTTAATACTGACCTAATGTTAAAATAACTTAATTCACTAGTAATAAGAGTTTCTAGTTTTAAATTATTTGTTAATTTAGTATTAGTTTCACTACTATTAAACTGTGTACTTAAAAATTTACCAGTGTTAGCGGCTAAACTATCTATAGTATCAGCAGTATCTGCTAATATATTTGCAACATTAAATTTAGTAACATCTAGTTGCAGAATATTATCTGCAATAACTTTCGTAAAACTTGCGTACTCATCGTCGTCAATTGTAGCAGCACCATAGTAATCATCTGTAGCATCTACTAGGTCTTCAAAACTGCGTAAATAATCAATTGTTTTAATAAACGAATCATTAATACCAGCACTATGTTGTTTAACTATATTTGTACTAAATATATTTAAATCTTCAACAGTATTAGTTTCGGTAAAACTGCGTAAGTATTGTAAGAGTGTAGTAGCTAAATCCGTGGTAGTTACTGTATTATTTACTACTGAAGTAATAGTAAAGTAATTTATTTCAGTAGTAATAAATGTATTTAATTTTAAACTATTAAATTCTTTAGTATTACTTTCACTACCATTGATACGATTAGTTAAAAATTTGCCTGTAGTATACGCAGAAGTTTCTGTAACAGTATTATTATCTGATAATATTTTTGCAACATTGAATGCAGCAGTATCTTCTTGCAGTATAGTGTCTATAGTAACTTTGACAAAACTTGCGTATTCATCATCGCCAATAGTAGCAGCACCGTAGTAATCATCAGTTGCATCTATTAAATCTTCAAAGCTACGCAAATAGCTTACTTGACTGCTGGATGTATCACTAATAATAGTGGAATGTTGTTTAACTATACTAGTATTAAGTGTGGTTAAATCTTCTGTATTATTAGTTTCTGCGATGTTACGCGAATACTGTAAAAGCCTGGAAAATACATCATTATTATTTACAATACTACTTAGTATTGAAATAATATTAACGTATCTTACTTCACTAGTATTAACAGTTTCTAATTTTGTACTATAAACTAATTTAGTATTGCTTTCTGTACTATTAAATTGTGTGCTTAAAAATTTACCAGTATTATAAATTGAAATATCTGTAATACTATTAGTACTAATAGTTGCTAGTATTTTTGCTAGATCAAATCTAGTAATATCTTGTTGTAAAATATTATCTACAGTGACTTTACTAAAGCTGGCGTATTCATCGTCACCAATGGTGGCCGCACCATAATAATCATCAGTTGCATCTACTAGGTCTTCAAAACTACGCAGGTAGTTTACCTGCGTACTAGACGTATCAGTAATGCCAAAATTATTTGAAAAATACTTGCTAGTTAATATAGCACTAGTTTCAGTAATTGTACCAATATTTAATATGGTTTTATCAATTAAAGCTACGGTATATTCACTAAATATTCCAGCATCAACTAATTGTCGTTGATAATCAACTGTTCTAGTAAATACATCAGTGCTAAAAATACTGTGTTGTTTAGCTATACTTGTACGAATAGTAGCTAAATCTTGTACGATATTAGCTTCTGCAAAATCACGATAATATTGTAGTAGTGTGGCAAGTAAATCAGTATTAGTTATAGTATTATTAACTATAGAACTAATACTTAAATACTTAAGTTCATTAATTGCAAGAGTATTTAGTTTTAAACTATTAATAGTTTTAGTATTACTTTCTGCGCTATTAAACTGTGTGCTTAAAGGCTTACTGGTATTAACTGCAAAAATATCTAAATTGGTTGCACTATCTGATAATATCTTTGCAATATCAAATATAGTGGCATCTACTTCTAAAATACTGTCTACAGTAACTTTAGTAAAGCTAGCATACTCATCATCATCAATATTAGCTGCACCGTAATAATCGTCTGTAGCATCTACTAAGTCTTCAAAGCTGCGCAAATAACTTACTTGCGTATTAGCCGCATCACTAATACTAAAAGCATTTAATAAGTACTTGCCAGTTAGTATAGCACTAGTTTCAATAATGGTATTAGTATTTAGTAAATTTTTATTTACTAGTGATACTAAATATTCATTAAATACTATAGTATTAAGTACTTCAGGACGATAATCAACCGTTCTGGTAAATACGTCATTAATACTAATATTATGTTGTTTAACTGCGCGAATATTAAAAAATGCTAAATCTTGCTGTATATTACTAATTTCTGTAAAATTACGATTATATTCTAGCAGTCTAGTAAATAGATGATTAGCAGTTATACCGTTAGCTAATATAGAACTAAAATTAAAGTACTTTGTTTCAGTTACAGCAAGGTTATCTACTTTAACGGCACCAAATATTTTACTAGTAGTTTCTGCACTAATAAATTGGGTGTTTAAAAATTTGCCAATATTATTAGACTGTGGATCTGAAATATAAGTAAAAATGCTGTTTAATATGGTAGATATATTAAATGCAGTAATATCTTGTGGAAGTATTGTATCTACAGTTATTTTTGTAAATGTAACATACTCGTCATCATCAATATTAGCCACACCGTAGTAATCGTCAGTAGCGTCTACTAGGTCTTCAAAGCTACGCAAATAATCTATTTGTGTATTAAACAGGTCACTAATGTTATTGCTATCACTAGTAATTTTACTAACAATATTACTATTAGTATCTAATAAACTATTAGTTTCTGTAAAATATTTACTAGCATTGTAGTAAGTAGTTTCACTAGTAATTATATCTTGATCAAATGTTCTGTTATAGCTAACTAACGTATTAAATACATCACCAGCTACAGAAATATTTTCTTGCTTGTTTAAATACGCAAGTTTTACAAAAACTTCTTGAGTATACGCATCATCCGAATAGTCTCTGATATAATTAATAATTCTACTAAATAAATCACTAACTATATATCTATCAGAACTTACGCGTTCAAAGTACTTAGTATTTGTGTCTGCTAAACTTATTAAATTTTCAACATTTTTGCCAATGTTGTATTCATTGTACTCTGCAAAGCTAACCAAATTAGCAAATATTTTACCTACATTACTTGATTGTTCGCTAGTGTTTACAACGAGGTCAAACAGCTTAGTGGCAACAGCTTTGTTAATTAGTTCGTAATTTTCAATGTTATCTATAGTAACTTTGGTAAATGTAGCGTACTCGTCATCATCAATATTAGCCGCGCCATAATAGTCGTCTGTAGCATCTACTAAGTCTTCAAAACTACGTAGGTAGTTTGTAACAGTAATAATGCCATTAATATCTGAAATACTAACACTATTAAAAATGGGCTTTGTAGCTACAAATTTAGCAACTTCAAGAGCAGCAGCAGTATCACTAAGATTTTTAAATACACCAATGGTAACAAGTACATCTGTTACACTAGCAGTTTCAGTGCTTAAAACTTTTGAGAAGCCGCGATAAATTACACTATCATTGGTACTTACGGTTTCTAAAACGCTGCGATTATATATTATGGAAACAAAGAAACTGTCCAGCAGTGCAATGTTTTCACTAAAAGGCTTTCTCAGAGTAATTGCCGCAGGGTCGCTAATGGTGACCTGATCTAATCCACGAACAAATAATATTGCTGTTGCTTCACTAGGTCCCGCTGCGGCTGCCGTTGCTATAAACGTAGGCTGACTAACTGAAGTAACCGTATTACCAATCTTGGTGGCTGTAGTTATACTTGCTGTAGTTACACCAGTAGTTATTCCAGTATCAGGTTGTACAGCTGTAGTTATTTCAGTAGTAACTACATTTGCACTAAGGTTAGGTTTTGGAACTACAGCATCGAATTCTATAGCCATATTGCCCCCTATTAGTAGGTGGTCTGATTCGGTTGATCGCTTGTTTGATCAGTAGGGCTAAATAAAATTTCTACCATTCCACGCACAGGTTTATAGGTGTGCGTAAAAACTGCATCCGTAGGCTCGGTTACACGCAGCTCGAAAAACCCATAACTAGCACTGTCTGCTAGCGGCTGAACCGACCAGTCTGTGCCTAAAGTATTAGGAAATTGAATGTAGATTTTATTTAGTGCGGTTACTTCCCACTTTGCGTCTAAGTCAGGTGTTACTGCGCTAGTTCTGGCAATACCACTTAATAATTTATAGTAAAGTCCGTTGTATAAGATGACTTCTTCTTTATTATAGGCCGATGCAGCAGACCAAACCCCAATGTACCTAGGAAGCCTGACAAATAATCTAGTAGTAACGCCACCAGGTTGAATTAGTGTAGGCCTGTCGGTTTGACCACTAACATTTTTAGCCTCTACAATAACTGCTTCGTAGCTATAATTACCACTAGCTTTTACAGTTGCGTCGGTAATAAAGTTTAGGGTAATTGGAAATTCTAGCTGCTCACCTTTAACCATAGACCAGAGTACGGCACCAGCATCTGTTACTAAATCTAGGGTAGTATCAGTTAGTCTTGATCGTGCCATGCTGTCTCCCTGTGTTTAACAATGCTAAGCTCTTTAAGCTTAGTAATTTCCTTGGTTAAGGTACAAATCTCTTCATGTAATCGTTGATTTTCTGTGGTTAAATTACGTATTTGTTGATTTAACTCAATAACTTCTTCTTGCAGCTTGCCAAGCTCTGTGCTAAGCTTTGTATTTTGCTCGCTCATGCGTTCCAGCTCTTGGTGCATCATATTGAGTATTGAATTTTCTGTACTTTCTCGCTTAAAACCAGTAAAGAATTTTTGAAGTAAAAATCCTACTACTAATAAACTAGCAAAGCCGCCGCCTAATATGTGTGCGACCGAGTATGTTTCATCTGGATTCATAGGGCCTACTCTTTAAAAATTTATTACTATGGAAAAAGGTTTAGCATAATAATTTTGTTATATTATATCACGCCAGCATATTTGTGTCAATATAAAAAAATACCTACCCCTTTAGGAGTAGGTATTTTTTGTTTTGTTACCAACTGTTTAACTGTACACTGCTACTGTAGTAGTTAAAGAATTGGTACTGTAGGGCATTTGCTTGTAATCTACCGTATATGCTATAGGCTTGCGTTAGTTCTGGATTTGTGTTATCTGGAAATACGCATACGTATACCAGACCAGTGCTACCCCAACTACGCATAATTTTCATAAACTGTTGACGATCTGATTCCACCAAGTACTGCAGCTGAAAATTCATAGTTTCTGTAATAGGCTTACGGTCTACATAGGTATTACCACTGCGTGTAGTAATAACTTCGCTTTGATCTGTAAAACCCAGCTCAATACCTTTATCTACCTGTCGGGTAGGTGCCCAGTATTCGCCACATACAATTCTAGCGCAGTCAATTGGACTATTACCAGCACTAGTTAGTTTAATTTCTAGTTTAGAAGTAAGGTCTGAAGGCCATGTAGGCCACCATACGCTAGTTTTAGTAGCACCACCAAAACTAAACTGTGTGTAGTCTGAAGTAGTTGAGCCACTTTGTAATAGTATGTTTCTGCCAAGGCATGCATAATTGCTAATAGTAGTGTGTAAAACATCATTATAATATGCTTTGACTTCAATACCATCATTATCCGCTAAATTAGTGGCTGGTAGTGCTATGCCATTAATTCTTTGACCAGTTGCCCAGTTTAGAGTATAGGTTACACTACCAGCACTACCAGCACGATGCACACTAGTTTTTTGCGCGTTTTGCATATTGCTGGCGGCAAATCCATTTGGAGTAGTAGTACTAGCAGTAGTACTAGCAGTAATTGTTGCTAAATCCGCAACGTTGTTGTAGAGTATTCGTAGATTTGCCATGTAGGTTCCTGGTTAGGGAGCAGGATTGGGTACAGTTAATTGAATATCCCTGCTTTCTGCTATATCTAAGTATAATGAATAAATAGCTTGATAAACTTTGCTTTGTGCAATAGTTTCACCAGTTTTTTCACCAGTACTAGGATTACGTAATTCAATTAATTTATCTGCTGAAAAGTATGTGCTACAATATCCGCTATCTGATTTAATTACAGTATCGTCTACTTGTACCACAGTCTCTTCAAAAAATGAAATTTGTTTTGGTATATTTGACTCAAGCGGGTTTAAAATCATTACACGATTTGCTCTAGTCCATGCGGTTGCGGGTCCTGTTGTTTCTTTATAGTTTGCCATTTAAAAATCCTTGTTAAATTAAGTAGCACTCCAAGTCCAAGCGCCACTAACATAGTCATATACCCCATTAACACTGCCGTCTTTTGTATACCTTACTTGTATACTATGAGATCCGGCGGGAACTGCGACTTTTGTATTGTTTAAAGAATATCCGCTACCACTGCTTTGATTTTGTAGTACGCCATCAAGATAAAGATAAGCAAAATCCCAACCACTTTCAGTGCTTTTATCCAGAAATAAGTAAATATATCCGGCTATATTTGTAGTATAATAAGCTATTCCATAGTAATCTATATTTTGATTGCCTGTACCATAAATAACTATATTATTACTACCATTCCAGTATACATTAGGACCTGCTGTTTGACTTGGAAATGATGTAAATCCGGTAAATGTTGCAGCAAAAGTAGGTGGTGCATTAAGAGTAAAATATACTGTTGCACTAGTCGTATTCCCAGTACTAGAATAAGCTGTTAGTGTTACAGTATATTGTCCTATTGAATTTGCGGAATTGCCATAGTAAGTATAAGAAGTATTAGTACCTACTGTTTGATTAACAATGTTACTACCGCCAGGATTATTTATTGAAATATTAACATAACTGGCATTGCTTGTAGTCCAACTAATGGAGATATTATCAGTATTATATGCTGAAGTAGGTGATGCACTATAAGAACCGAAGCTCGGATATATTGGCTGTTGAATAACCGTATAATATTGTGTTTGACTTGTAGTATTACCAGTACTAGAGTACGCAGTTAAAGTAACTGTATATGTTCCAAGAGTTCTGCTAGCACTACCATAGTAAATATATGAACTATTAGCACCAACCGTTCCAGCAACAACAGTATTACCACCAGGATCATATACATAAATAGTTACATAACTAGCATTTGAAGTAGTCCAACTAATAGTTACATCTGCACTAGGATAAGCATTGGGTCTGGTAATTCCAAAACTAGTAAATGAAGGAATAATAGGAGTTATACTAGTATCATAGATAGTTACGCTAGTACTTGCTCCCATTGAAGATATAGTAAATGTTTCGGTACCTTCTGTGCTGCTATCTGCTGTTGTATAGAAGGTAATTTGACTACCGTTACTTACACTTCCACTTAGTGCTGCACTGTTAATATCAGCACTACTTACACCACTAATACTATAGGAGAAACTTCCGCTTTGATTTGTGGCAAAAGTAACCGTAAAATTATCACCTTCATTAACACTAGACTTATTAGTACTAAAACTATAAGTAGCAGGGGTTAAACTAGTATCAAGAATTAAAAGGGTACCATTAGCCTGTCCGTTATCCAAAGAAATATTAAAAGCTTCTAAGCCTTCTGTTGTATTATCAGCAGTTACATTATAACTAAGTCTAGAACCATTACTTACAGTGCCGGTTAGTGAGGCTCCACCAATATCGGCACTACTTAAACCACTAATAGTATACCCAAAACTCCCGGGTTGATTTGTAGCAAAATCAAAGTAAAAACTGCCGCCCTCACTAACTGAACTTGCAGATCTGGTCCAACTATACGTAGGTGTTTGACTAGTATCGTAAATAGTTACACTTGTACTTGCTTGACCGTTATTTAATGCAATTGTAAATGTTTCTGTGCCTTCAGTACTATTATCTGCGGCTGCAGTAAAATTAAGCCTATTACCATTAGTTACACTACCTGTTAATTGGCTAACTCCAATATCTGCAGTGCTTACTCCACTAATAGTATAATTAAAGCTGCCGCTTTGATTTGTGGTAAAATCAACATAAAATGAACTGCCTTCATTAACAGCGCTAGTAGATCTTGTAAAAGTATAATATGGGGGATCTTTACTGCTATCATTAATAGTTACACTTGTACTTGCTTGACCATTATCTAATGAAATCTGAAAGTATTCTGTGCCCTCTGTTGAATTGTCAGCAGTTGAAGTATAGTTAAGCCTATTACCATTACTTACACTACCAGTTAGTGATGCTCCTCCAATATCAGCACTACTTACTCCGCTAATAGTATAAGCAAAACTGCCACTTTGATTTGTACTAAAATCAATATAAAAGGGATCACCTTCGTTAACACCCGGTGTAGATCTTGTAAGAGTATAGTAAGGCGTTTGACTAGTATCGTAAATAAGTACAGATGTAGTTGCGCTTCTACAAGTAATATTAAATACTTCATTACCTTCTGTTGTATTATCAGCAGTAGCAGTATAACTAAGTCTATCACCATTGCTTATATTGCCAGTTAAAGAAGCACCTCCAATATCTGCACTACTTACACCACTAATAGTATATGGATGAGTTCCAGGTTGATTTGTACTAAAATCAATGTAAAAACCAGTGCCTTCATTTACACTGGAAGTAGATCTTGTAAGAGTATAGTAAGGTGTTTGACTAGTATCATAAATATTTACACTAACACTAGCTAATCCATTATTTAATGCAATATTAAAAGTTTCTGGATTGGCCGAATCTGTTGTATTATCAGCAGTTGCTGTATAAGTAATTTGATTACCATTACTTAAACTACCTGACATAGAAGCACTGCCAATATCTTCAGTACCTACACCACTAATAGTATATGGAAAACTACCACTTTGATTTGTAACAAAAGTAATAGTAAAATTGTCACCCTCATTAACACTGCTTTTATTACTAGTTAAACTATATGTAGCAGGAGTTTGACTTGTATCATTAATAGTTATACTGGTACTAGCTTGCCCATTATTTAGTGAAAATACAAATGTTTCTGTACCTTCAGTTGTGCTATCTGCTGTTACATTATAGGTAATTTGATTACCATTACTTATACTACCAGTTAATGCAGCATTACCAATGTCTGCACTACTTACACCACTAATTGTATATAAGAAACTATTTGGTTGATTTGTAGCAAAGGTAATAGTAAAACTACCGCCTTCATTAACATTATAGCTATTAGAAGTTAAACTGTACGTAGCCGTACTAGTATCAGCAATAGTTATTAGGTCGCTTGTAAGAACTATTGTTCCGTATATAGAATTAATTCTAACAGTAACTCTAAATGTTTCTGAACCTTCGGTAGTAATATCAGCGATTGGTAAAACTGTGAAAGATCCAGTATTTCCAGAAATAGTAAATGATCCACTAGCTGCATTAAAATCTGCATCTGAAGTTGTAGCATTAGCAACGGTCCAGTAAAGTGTTGTACCATTAACTACATTTGTTGTACTAATACTAAAAGATGCCGAACTGCCCTCATTAACATTAGTAGTTTGACTACTAAAAGCATAAGTTGCTGGCGCACTTACTGTTACATTTACAGTATTACTTGTTGCTAATAATGCGTTTGTACTACTATACCCTGTTGCATATACTGAACCCGCACCGGTTCCAATAGTGCTGCCCCAAGTTACTTGTGCTGTACCATTTATTGGTTGATTAGTAAGTTGACTAGTAGTACCGTTGGGATAGGTAATATTAAGGTTAACATATCCGCCGACTGGTAAATTACTTGTCCAAGTAAGCGTAGAAGTAAATGGATATGTTCCAGTACTAGGACTTATACTTAAACTAATAGCATAAATAATTTTTGTTTTGCCGCGCAAATCATCTAAACCTATAGTACCACTGGTAGGCACACCACTAACTGTTGCGGGCACATAACTACCACCAGCATAATATTCTGTTAATTCAATGGGGTTTGTGCCACCAAATTCTGTTTGAACATCATCTAGTCCAATTGTACCAGTAGGTGTAGTCACTTAGTTCTCCTATCTAACTCTTTAATAGCTTCAATAATAAGCGGTATTAATCGTTCGTAATCTACAGTTAGGTATTTTTCGTCAACTGGTGCATTATGAATAATTTCCGGCAAGATTTTTTGTACGTCTTGGGCACTTACACCAACTTCACGACGTTTTTCATAGCCTAAACTTTGTGCCGTTTCATTAGGCTCGTAATAAAAACCTGATAGGGTATTTAATTTTTCAAGAGCATTAGATATTAAACCTAATTTAGTTTTTAATCTGTCATCAGAGTAATAGGCAATAACATTACCAGTTGTTCTAATAATACCTGTAGCATCAATAGCAGGAGAACTAATACCATTACGATTTTCAACAGTTATAGTAGATAAACTACTAGTGCCACCATAAAATTTGGCAGCAGTACAATTATTACCAGGATTATCTACTAATAATACGCCTTGTTGAGCTATACCGCCATTAATACTGCTAAGGTATAGAGTATATAGAGATCCGCCCCTAATTTTAACAGCATTTACATTTGAAAAACTATTATATCCTGCTAAACATTCAATATTAACGCTAGAACTGTATTCAGTCTGTATTTTAAAAGTAGGATATTCATTTATTATATATGCGCTAGATCCAGTCCATGTACTTAAATCGCGAATACTTATAGCACTACCTAAAATTCTTTTAACTGTACCTGTTCCATTATCTGTATTGCCTGTTGCTTTAATAGAAGCCCCTACATATGCACCAGTAATACCTGCAACAGTTTGCCAATTAGTTGTTCCTAATGTTACTATTTGATACCAGTAGCCTTGCGTAAGGTTATTAGCACTTATTGTAGAAAAATTAGAAATATTACGTGTAATAGATACACCTGTGCTAACTAAACCGCTAACAACTAAACCACTTTCGCTTATAGAAGTAGTATTTCCTATATTAATAGCAAAGTTACTATCAGTAGAAGTAATAGTGCCGCCAGTAATTTTATCAGCAGTAATACTAGCCGCAACTATTTTATCGCCAGTAATTGAATTATTTTCAATTTTATCATTATTAATTGCACTATCTGCAATATTTCCTCGTGCTACAATATTACCATTTAAGGTTAACACATTACCATTGTAAGTAATATTTGTAGTACTATTACCAAAAGCAAAATTACCAGTATTATATAATATTCCACCAGCGGTACCATTAGTCATACTAGTACCACTTAAGTCGGCATTACCTGCTTTAAAAGTACCACTAACAGTTAAATTACCAGTATTAGCAGTAATTGCCTCTAAAGTGTCTACTTTAAAATAGCTTAAATATGGGGTACTCCAAGTAGTAGTTGTATCACCAGCAGGAGTTTTTCCGTCGCTTTGAAACTGTGCTTGCGTTCCGGTTAATGCAACTGGAGTAGTAGACCAACCATTAGGAGTTGTACCATTTTGAGTAGTACCGGGCGGGGTTACTGTGGCACTACTACTTGCAGCAGCTATATAAATTCTATATGTAGATGCTCCACTAATACCTGTGCCTGTTTTACTTTTAGCAATACTATATACTTTGTCTATAGTAACTCCACCATATACAGCACGTAGTGTAGCATAACCAGTATCAGTATCAGCACTCATTGCTGTAATTGTATAAACACCTGCGGTATCTATTGTAATACTTACACCTACGGTAGCGGCCGTAACTACACTATAATTTGCAGTACTTGTTTTATCCGTAATACCATCATAAACTTTAAAAGTACCGCCTATTCCAGCAAAACTACTAACTGTTCCATTATTATCTGCCGCTACTACGGCAGCTTCATTAGTTAAAAATCCACTTATTGCACTAACTCCAGGAATGCCTGGCTTAATACCATATAAAGATAATACATCAGAAGCTAATACAGTGCTTGAATTTGTTGTTTCTCTAATACGTACTTCAATAATATCGGGCATTAAGCTGTAAGTACTTTGAGGGCTATAGCTATAGGTATTTGTAGTAGTATTTGTTTGACTAACATTATTTTTTAAAAATTCATAGTATACGGTGCCGCTAGTATTTTGTGCAGTAGCTGTTACAATAGCTGTACCTGTGGGATTAGCACCATTACCATCATAAACAAATGCTTGTTGAGTAGTTGTTAAATTAACTACCCTAGCATTAACACCCGTACTACCATTACTACCTGCTTTGGCTTTAGTAATAGTGTATATACTATTATAAGATATTGTGTCTTTAACAACAGTTAGTGTAAAATTCTCACTATCCGTAGTCCAAGCATTAGCACTAGCTTGGGTAACGGTAATTTGACCAGTTGAAGTATTTATAGCAACGGTTAAACCATTTTTAGTGGTTGTAGCAGGACCATAAGTTACGCCACTAGTAATTTTTACACTACCATTATATAGCTCTAGGTAATTATTAGCACTAGGTAAGGTATAACCAGTGCCATCATTAGCACTGGTTATTAAGTCAATAGGTCGTTGAATACGACTGGCTAATTGATTATATACCTTACTTACGCTAACAGAGCTGGTATAAGTTACGCCTAAAAATGCTAGTGTAGCAGTAATGGTAGCAAAATCACCAGTAATACTATCAGGTAAAATTGTTACAGTGTTTGCACTAGCTGTAGGAGTAGGGCTTAATCCAGTATAAGAAAAAGTCACCGTCTGGCCACTAAGCGCGCCAATAAGCGATGCTTTAACTACTGACTGTGCAGGTTGAGCAACATTATCACTGCCATATTTAAACTGTGAGCTTGTTGTGCTCAAGCTAATATAGTTACTACCAACTAATAATAGTCTTGGATCGGTTGCCTGTAATCTTAAATCTCTAGTATTAATTGGTGATTGCATTTTATACTAACACTCCTATTTGCACTAAGCCAGTAATCCAGTCTCTGCTAATACTGTAAACTACGCCAAGCTTTCCCGAATTTAAGTTAAACCTATTAGATTGAATGGTTACTATGTCACCCAACTGTACAAAAATAAATTGTGGCAAATAGGTAGCGGTTACTAACATTCGCTGAGTTTGCCAAAGAGCCAGACGTTTACTAGCTTCTGTATTTGCATCTGATTCTGTTAGTAAAAGTGTATTTTCTTCACTAACACTTCCAGTATCACGATATAAACTTGCACTTGTGTTATTAATAGCACTTACTGTTAAGTATTCATCATCAAACTTACTATCTGGATTAAGTCCTGCAGCTACAGTTTGTTGAATAGTATAGTTTTTACAGTATCCAAGTTTAATACTAGGTTTTACTGGAAATAACTGATTGATTGTTAAACTGCCCAAAACCATGTAGTCATCAGTAAGTGTGTGCTTTGAAGTTCCACTAGGTACTTTTAATTCAACTAATTTTAGCTTACTAGAACTAATAGTTTCACCATCATTGCCCACAGTAATACTTGGGCAAATTAAATTAGCACGTACACTTTTAGCCAATGCATTGCACACTTCTAAGGTATTTAATCTATCACTACAATAAATACCTACTGCTCTGCTAGCATCAGTAAAACTGGTAAAATCAATCTCACTGTCTGTAAACCTATTGCTACTATTGCCGTAGTTTTTTACAATTTTTGTAATAATACCGGGTATGGTATTAGAATACCCGCCGGTATTATTGCCTTGAACGCTGCAGGTAATAGTGCCGGCAGGATTATTTCTTAGGGTAATTAATCCCTTTGCAAGATCTACATCAACAGTAATGGGCACACCAGTATCTCTGGCTTCAATAATGCCCTCAATAGGACCATCATTAACCATGTAGATATATCCAGTATCAGGAGTGGGTGTAGTACCATTGTCTACAAATAGTGGCTGAATATTAAAGCATTCGCCAAATAGCAGGGGTAATAATACCTTATTGGGTAACCCAGATTTTATTTGTTCTGTGTAAGTATTTGAAGGAAGATCACTAAGTGTTTTTTCTGTTAGTGCGTCATTTAAGCGTTGTAGTTTATCAAATAGCAGTAAACTTAATTCATTTTCACTATTAGTAGTAAGTTGTTGTACTAATCCATCAAAGATTAACACAAAGTCGCTTTTAGGCCAACTAGGGTCGCCCAAGTAAATCTTTATTGGGCGACGATTCCATACATACGTAAGAAACTGATCATTAACACCATAAACATTAGTTAGATTTAGACTACCAAAATTTACACTTATTGCACCCTCTGCATTTAGGGATTCGGTAAAGTTAAGCCCACCTACAACGCAAGCATTGTAGGTGGTGCCCGAACTACTATATGGCATAGAAGAAAGATTAATTGTAGTAGGTGTTCCAGAAATGGAAACTTCTAGAATATCTACTAGGGTACACTTAATATGGCTTGGCGTTTTAAGCCAAGCCACCATCTCACTTACTGTTTTCATAATTCTGTCGTTCCACTAGATTCCCCACGTTTCATAGTTGCATAAGCAGTAGTAGTATTTCTTATTGTATTAGCTTGAGTAGCAGCAGCTTGAGTAGTTGCTGCAATTGTTGCTTGACCAGTTTGAGTAGTTACTACAACTGTTGCTTCAGTATTATTATCAACTGCATCAATAAGTCTGTCTATTGCATCATCGAATTTTTTACCTAGTGCATCAACCATGTTTTGATTATTTGTTGCAATAATAGGTGGTAGTCCGTTAATAGTATTATCAAGCGTATTTCCTGCTGTAGTAATTGCGGTAGCATTTGCTGCTCCTGCAAGAGAAATTGCTCCCGCACTTGCAGTTCCTGCTGCAGCAACTCCTGTTGTTATTACAGCTCTTGCAGAATCAATAGCAGTTTGCACTGAGTTATAACTAACATCTGAAACATATACCCATCCTGCTACTGGATCTAAAATCCATCCACCAGCATGTACGGCTTGTGTTACTGCGGTGCCTCCGGCTACTTGTGTGTTATTAAATAGTGAAGTATTTGCACTACTTGCAACACTTGTAGCACTAGCAGTAGTAGCAGCAGTATTTGCAGTATTCATAACTGTTCTAGCTGTATTAAGTCTTGTTAATAATTCAGCAGTTGTTTTACTTGATTCATCAATACTTTGTAAGAAATTATTGCTAGATTCTAATTCACTTAGCTGTAATTCAGCAGCAGTTTTTTGAGTTCCTAAACTAGTAGTTACTTCGTCTACTGTACTTAAAACTGTTTGGAAATCTACAGAATATTGAGCTCCACTAGCATATAGCTGTTTGGATAATCCCAAAAATCTATCAGTTGCTCCAGTTAACTTGCCAAAAGCAATATCTTTTTCTGCTTGAGTACCAGTTTTAATAGTTTTAACTAAACTTTCTACTTCTGATTTTGCGGTAGCATATTGTTCAGTGGCTGTTAGTGTAGTATTTGCACCAGTCATTAATCCAGACTTATAATCATTTAATGTAGTAATTTGCGAAGTTAAAGTTTTTGTGGTATTTTGTAAACTACTTTGGTACGCTTTTGCTGCAGTTTGATAATCAGTTATAGCATTAATTTGTCGTTGATATACTTGATTAATGGTGTTTAATTTTGAAATTTCTTTTTCGCGTAATTGTGCCGTAGTCGAAGTTAGCTCAATTACTTTTTCCTGTAAGCTTAAACGTTCATCTTCGATTTCAACCAAAGTTTTTCCGGCACCATAAACTTTTTGGAATCCTTCTGCAACATTTAATAATGCTACATAAGTTTGCATACTAGCTTGGTCAGTTATTCTAAAATTTTGTATTAAGTATTTGAAATCTTGGGTGGTTTTTACAGTACTAAACCCAAGCCTTGTCATTTCCTTATCTACTGCATTTTGAACTGGTACTAATTGTTCAGCTTTACTTAAAAAGTTTTCACGGAAATAATCAGTTCTATCCAAGAATACATCTAAGCCTCCGGCAATAGCGGCAAGAGCTTCAGTAAATTGTTCACTAAATTCATTAATCGAGCTATCTCCGCCGCCACGGATATTTACTAACGCTTGATTAATCTTTGTATTAGTGTCAGTTACCCTAACCACAGTTTCTAATAAACTTTCGCCAAATTTTTTGTACTGCTTATAACCAGAAAATAATTCCTCAGCTACTATATTAAGTTCTTTAGCAATATTTGCATTTAATTCATTAATAGCTTCTTCGCCAGTAAGCTTAGTAAAGTCTATGCTAATATCGATAGGATTTTTATTAAATGCATCTTGTACTTGTTGAACAGTGACTCCGGACTTTTCTCCAATAGTTTCAAATAGTGTTTTAGATTCTTTAAATATATCTGATATTGCAGTTCTTACATCAGCTCCTAAAGCTTCTGTTTCTCGTTTAACTTCTTGCCAATCTCTACTTTTACTAAACCAACCACCGCTTTTATGAAATTGGTAAAGTACATCTTTGTATTGCTGAATACTACCTGCAGTATCATCAATAAGTTGTTGAAAAGTTCCTTGAAGTTGAATACCTAAACTTTGAATACTAGTTGTAGTACTAGTTTTTCCGCCAAATATAGTACCCACTATACCACTGCTTCCGCCTTTTGTAGTACCAGGTTGAGTTCCAAAACTACCAGTGCCTTGACGAAGTCCGGGAATAGTATAAATAGCTTCAGCAGCTCCTGTCATAGCATCCGATAATCTATTAAGTGATTTTAACATCTTATTATCGTAGTCTAAGCCTTCAACACTAGTTGCTGCAATAATTTCAATGCCTTTTCTAATGCTGTCTACTTTTGCACTACTATCACCAAATACTCCGCCAGCAGTCTCTACTAATTTGCCTTGAGTAGGATTATTTGGATCTGGTATATAAGTACTACCGGTTCCGCCAGTTTCTTGGCGTTGTTCAGTATTCATTTGAAAATTAGCTGCAGTAGAAGTACTACTACCTTTAAAAGCCGCACCTAAAATACCAGCAATAATTGTAGTCATTGCAGCGCCGGCAATAAAACCAAGAGGTTGCGGTTCCATTTTATATGCACTAGTAATAGCTTCAAGTCCCTTAGCTCCGGCACGTGCCATACTACCAATAATACTCTTAGAAGTCATTACTGATTCTAAACTCATTTCAGTAGCCATTTGAATTAATTTGGCAACATGAATGGCAGTTTCAATTGCACTCATTAATTTATAGGCAGCGGTTTTTTCCTTAAACAATTTTTTAACATTGCCAATTTGTCCAAGTGTAGCACTGGCGTCTAGTTTTGCTTGATCTTTGTTATATTTAGCATCTATTTCCTTTTTTTGTTGTGATAGTCCTAAAGCACCATCAGCTTCGGTTTCCCAACGCTTTTCTGCTAATTTTATATCTGCGTTTCGTTGTGTTTCTAGTTTAGTATTTTTATCAGCAAAATCTTGTGTTTGTTCTACTGATTTACCAATAGCTTCACCTACTTTGCCAAATATAGCAGCAAGACTACTAGTTGCATCAACTAGTTTACCCATTCGCTCTAGTTGTTTTTCTTGCAACACGTCTTGTTCTGTTTTTAATTGATTAAGTAGTTTTTGTAATGCTATTTCTTTCTCTAAGCCTGCTCTAGCCTGTGCAGCTTTATCTGTTTCTAATTGTAGTTTACCTTCTACATCAGTCTTTCTACTTTCATACTCTTGCTGTGCTTCTGGAGATACAACGTCTCCTGCCACTAATCTAGCAGCATTTAAACTGTCTAATTCTGCTCTTAGTGCTCTTGTGTTATCTAATTCCGTTTTATTAATTTCAGATAGTTTAGTAGACTGTGTTAAACTAAGCTGTTTTTGTTCATTTATACCTTTTTCCAAGGCGTATTCTGAACCAAGTATTAATCCAACAGCTTTACGCCCTTCTAGATACTGATTTTGATAATTTATTTGTAGTTGAGCTGCATCAGCAGTTAGTTTGTAACGCTGATAACTTAAGTCATTAACTCTTTGTGTTTGCAAAGCCAGTTTATTAATTCGCTCAATTTTTCCGGCTAAATCTGCTGTTTTTGTAACAGTAGCGGTTTTAACAGTTAATTCTGTTTTTGCTAATTTTAAACTTTCGCTTTGCTCATCTGTACTTTGTTTTTGTACAGCATAAGCATTTTGTCTATTATTCCAATCTTGATCGCTTAAAGATAAACCTGCTTTTTGTTTTGCATTAACTTCATCTATAATTTTTTGTTGAGCACTTACTTCTCTAGTAGTTTTTTGATTTATTTCATTAACTTGTTGAGTATATGTTGACTGAAGTTGCTTTGTCTCTAGTATAGCTTTTTCTAGTATGTACTCTCCCTGAGTAATACTAGCTAAATCTTTTCTAAGAGTTAGGCCTTCTATTTCAAGTGCTCGAGCTTTTAGGTCAATACTAAGCAAAAAGTTTTGTTGTCTAGCCCGTAATTCAAACACAGCGGTTTCTTTGGCGTACTTTATGTCAATAATCTTTAATTCTCTGGTAAAACTTTCTTCACTAATTTTTCTATTTAATGCAGCTAATTCTTGAGCTTGCTGTGTTTCTTGTTGTCCTCGATCACGAACAGCAGCATCATACTCTTCAAGATAGGAAAGTTGTTCTTTACTTAATCCTTTTCTTTTCTCAGATGTATCAAGCTTTTTAGCCATAGCACTTGTGCCTGGCGCAAGTTTATCAATAATGCCAAATCTTGATTGAAGCGTCAAGCGTTCTTTTGCTTGTCTTTCAGCAAGTATGTCTCTTTCAAGGCTTTGTTTTTTTATAAAATCTTGATCAGTTAATACAGCTACTAATTTTTCTTCATTATTAATTTCATCTAATTGTCCTTGAAGAATCTTTTCCTGATTCTCCATATATTTCATTGATTCCTGAGTAGCTGCTGCAACAGTTTTAGCAAAAGTACTAATTTTATTTTGCTGAAATTGACTATCCAAGGCCATCATTTGTTTAGTAGCATCACCTAACATTTGCAATATAGGTGCAAGTTCTCCTGCCGCAGCTTTGGCCTCTTGGCCTAAATTTTCATTAGCTAGTAGTGCTTGTTGTGCAGCTAAAGGATTTTTATTACTTAGTATATTTCGCTGTACAGCTAGACTACCCAAAGCAGTACGTGCTGTGGCTTTTTCTTGAGGAGTAGCATTAGGATTTTCTAAAGTTAATTTTTGAGCTAATTCTTGATTACTTAATTTTAGTTGATAATTACTAAGTATAAGATCCCTAGTAGTAGCTATAACTTCCATTTTAGCTTTAATATCTAGCTCTGTAAGACGTCCTTCCTCTTGAGCTAAACGTGGTCCTGTAAGTACTGCACTAGCTAAAGCTTTTTTAACTCCAATTGCGGCTTGTACTTGAGCTAATTTTATTTCATTGCCTAAAATTTGTCCGGCTTCTTTAAACCTATCAATTGCAATTGCTTGCAATATTGGTTTAGCAATTGCAGCACCTTTTTCTTCTGCTTGTTTTAAATCTTCGGCGGCATTTGCTGCTTTAAATTTAGCTTCAGCTCGTTTTGCAGGAGAAAGATCTGTGTCCATGCTTTGAGCTTCAAACTTTTGAAAATCTTTTCTGGCTTTATCTGCTGCGGCACCAAGTTCTTCAATTTCTTTTTTTCTGTATGACAATGCTAAAAATTGTTCTTTGGGTAAAATAGTTAGTTTATTAGTATCTTTTATAATTTCTACTAAACTTTGAAAAGCCTCTCCAGGTTTATTTAAAGCCTGAATTAATTTAAGAGCACTTGTTTGTAAATTAGTAGCAAATTTTTCTAAAGGAGTTTGATTACTTAATGATTGAGCTAATTCTTTATAAGCTTTATCCGCAGCTTTAAAAGCTTCTGTGGTTTCACTAATTCTAGCTGCTGCTGCTTGTTGTTCTTGAGCAAACTTTTTAGTAACTTCAGTAATTCGTTCTAAAGTACCTTGAAAATCACCGCTTTCTTTTAACTTAAGTTCAATATTAGCAGCACTAAAATTTTCACTGATTCCTAATACTTGACTTAATGCTTGCTTATAAGCATCTCTGGCTGGACCTGGGTCTGCTAATAATATTCCTTGACTTATGGTTTTACCCACAGTTTCTGAAATATTACTTTTCATATCCATATCAAATATTCCAAGAATTGCTTCTCGAAATTGATCATACTCGCCAGCTGACTTATTAGCCATTTTAAAATCTGTTTCTACCTTCTTTATACCGTCAGCAATTTCATTAAGTGCATTACTGCGTGCTTTTAAACTTTCTACAGTAAACTTATTAAGTGGATCATAATCTCCAAACTTTTTTAATACTGAGGCAGCAGTTTTTGTGCTTTCCTGTAAACTATCCATACTCTTAGATAGTTCATCCATTTCTTTAGTATTAGTGCGTAAAAATCCATCTAATAAAAGTAGTACTCCGCCAACAACAGTAAACCAGTTAAATAAACTACCAAGTGCGGCAATAAGTGTAAGTATTCTACTACCAACAAAAGCAATGGTACCGCCTACATATGCAAAAACTTTACCAATTATTCCAAGTTTGGATTCGCCAATTGCTTTGTTTAATTCGCCAAAACTTTGAATTAATCCTTGAACTCCGCCATATTCAGCAGCATCACTAATAATATTTAAAGTTGTAGCTTTTTCTTTTTGTACAGCAGCCGCAGCTTCTAACTGTGCACGAGCACCAAATACTCTATTATACAAACTTTGTGCTTCTGTACTTTTCTGGATTTGTTTTGTATAAGCTTCCTCTGCTTTTTTACCTCGTTCAACAGCAGTTAAAACTTCTCGATATACTTTTGCACGAACATCACCGTTTCTTTCATACTGTTCAGTGCTTAATTTTAGTTGAGCTAAATCTTTTGCACTTACATCTTGTACGCTTTCAGCACCTAATACTTTATTAATAACCTTTTCTTCTTTACCAAACCTATTTTTGGCTTTTAAAGCTTTATAATTTGCTTCAGCTTTATTTAAGGCATCAACTTCAGCTTCAGCTCTTTGTTCTGCTAACTTTGCTAAATTTATATTCTCTTTTTTCTGCGCATCTACAGCTCTTTTGGCTTTTTCCTCAAATAACTTTGCACTATCTTCAGCAGTAGCTTTTAAACCTTCGCGAACTTGACTAATAGCAGGAAAAACTTTTTGAATTATTGTACTAGCAAGAAGTATCATTATACCTGCTAAAGCAGTAGGACTAGATGCTAAAACAGTTATAAGTGGGCCAAGGCCTTTATTGATAAGTTCACCAGCTGCAGTAGCTAAATTACTTAAACTAGCGGCTAATTTATTAAAAGGATTAGCGTCTAATTCTATGCCGCCAAATTTAGTTTCAAACTCTTTTAACACTGCAGTTGCAAAAGCCTGTCGCCTTTCAAAATCTGTAAGTGATCCTGCTGCTTTACCAATGCTAAGTGCATATGCCCTAGTGGCATCCTCAATTTTAACAAATATGCCTAATTCGTCCAACAATTCAGGTTCAATCTTAGTAATACCACGACTTAGACGACTAACTGCATCACTAGCATCAACTCCCAGTGCGGCCGAAATACCTTTAGCGGCCTTACCAATTTTTTCAACAGTACCAGAACCCAAACCTGCAGCAGTAACCTGTGCGGTAGTTTTCATTGCTTCTTGAAAAGAAATTGCGTCGCCAGTAGCAGTAACTAAGTTTTTGCTAACATTAGCTAAACTAACACCACTTTGTGCGCTTAATTGTGAAAGTCCTTGAACCATATTGGTAATATCAGCAGCTTTGCTTAATGCACGAAAAGCGGCCTCAACAGCAAATAAATTAGCAGCATAAAATGCGTATAGACGAACTAGTCCACTTAAACCTTGCGATTCTTTAGCAAAGTCTCTGGCCGCCGCACCTGTACCAGCACCAGTGGCACGCGAAATACCATAAGCACTACCGCTCATCATACCTTGAGCAACTCCACGCGAACCAGCAGTGCCACCAGGTTCTTGTGCAGACATAGTAGCTTTTGCTTGACGTTCAGCAGCTTTTAAGCTTTTAACAAGACTTTCAATATTCTTGATAACATTTGCTGTTGAACCATTATCAGTAACTTCAACATTATGCGTAGTTGTATTCTGTGCAGCCATTACATCTCCTGGTAGCAACTCTTTCTGCATTAAAAATTTTTAAGGCAGTTTTACTTTAAACACGATTATAACACAAGGGCAAGCAATTGTCAACTATAATTTTTATGGACACAAAAAAGCCCCGCAACTATTAAGTGGCGGGGCTTTTTGCTTTGAGTTTTTCCGAAATGCTTTTTGATCTAGTTATATCTATATACTGTAAAAGTTCTATAGCAACTAATTTTTCACCACGATCTAGCTCGTACAAGTCAAATAACTTAAACACAATGGTATAGTCTTTGCCTAAGTAGTTGCCATTCATAGTATCCCAGTTATCACTCAATATTCTATATATAATAAAACATTGTTGAACTAGGTCAGGAAAGTCAGCAAAATCTACTGGTGTATTTTCTTCGACCGGCTCTTCACCAAGCATTTCACACATTTCATAATAAGTTTCTTTGGTTACGCTTACCTCAGCATTTTGCATATGCCTAGTAATCATATCGTAAATTGTACTTATTTGTTCGTGGAAAAGTTTCCCAGGTCTGTTACCTGTTCGCTAATAAAACTATCAAAATTTGTGGAATTCTTCATCAAGTACAGTGCGTTTTCTTCGCTGTACTCAAGTTCTGCATCTGCATCTTGACCGGTTAGGTCAACTGGTGCCAATTGCTCCAGATATTTAAGTTTAAGTCCACTCCAGCCTTTAATACTAGCTTTTACATAAAGCTCAAGGAATAGGTCATCATTAAGTTCTTCAACTGGTTGACGATTTTTAAAAGTGGTTTTTGTAGCCTTTTTGCGAATTGTTTGCAGAGTTTCACGAGATAAAAATGCCAAGTCGATTTTAAAATCAGGCATTCCGGGATACTCAACTTCTAGTGCTTTTGAGGGTACGAGTAGGGTTTTAAGAGAAAGTGACATGGTTACCTTTAAGGGTTAGAACTGGGCTTTAGGGCCCAGTTCTGGTTTGTGTTAATTAGGCTGCGTTAGGAGCAACATAAGTAATTGTTGCTTCATTAAGTGCTTCAATATCAAAAGCTGCACTTGAAGAGCCTTGAGCTGTAAACGAAATAGTTGTAGATACAACTTGTTCCGTTGCAACTGAAGGAATTGCAAGCATAACTGCTGGCATTTCAATATCCACACGAGTTGTGGCACTTGAATTACCACCAATACTAAGTTTCATGTAAAATGCAGGATTAGTAGCTGTAGCACTATTACTAAGCATAGAAGCTAACAACGCTGCAGTATTACCACTACCACTACGTAAGTAAGCATTCATAGTGCCGCTAATTGCACGAGTGCCTGTAAAGTACACAATAGGTTCATTAACCACGCCTAAGTTAGCAGGTGTTAAGTAGGTAATATTATTTGCAAATGTTATATTACCGCCGGTTAGTGCAACTGTATAAGCTGTACCACCAACATCAATATTTACATCTAGTGCTACAGTGCTTAATTTATTAGCAAGATAAGGCGCTGTAGTATTTTTATAGTTAGCTTCATTAGTGCTGCCAGTAAAACCGCCGCCAGTAAATGTAACTATACCAGAAGCCTCACTAAGAGTAATAGTAGTTGCTAATTGACGAAGTTTACTACCTTTACCTGCCCAAGCAATACTAGCAATAGCATCCAGACCAAAATCAATAGTTGCTGTGTCCATAACACAATTATCGATCACAAAGGTAGTACCACTAAGAACAATAATCAAACCAAATTTTTGAAGTTGATGCTTGCCGCTATTAAGAAGATTGCAAGTAGCTGACGCAGTACCAGGCTGCCATGCGTTAGTTCCTCTAACAGCACCAGCAGGAATAGCTGATGCACTAAACATAGCATTCCAAAGCACACCCTCTTCAGCATCAATATAAGTACCAGCATCGCGCGGGCGCATGTAAGTGCTAAAGGAGAAGTCTACTGCTTCTAGTGCTGTGTTAAAGTTACGCTGGCCGCGGTTGGGAGTTGCACCCGCTTCGTTAAGCGTAACAGTTTCTGTTGTAGTATTTTGACTAAAACTAAAACCATCTTGAACTTGAATTTCCCAAGTATTACCCGTGCCATAGGCTCCACTTGTAAATCCACTGGAAGCTACAACACCATACGTATCGACGTTGGTAGTAAAGAATACTCTACTGTCGCGAATTAAATTAAATGACGATGCCATCTTATTTCCTTTTTTGTTAATGCCCTAAGTGCATAAACTAGACATTTATCTGTTTTTAGCAATAGTGGCATGGTTGCTTACATAATCTGATATCGGACTTGTAAGTTAATTTCTCCAACTGCATAAGGTGCTAGCAGCCCCTCATCTGTGGTGATTGACTGAATTAAGATTTCAGTCGTGGAATAATTATTGGTTGTATCATATACTAGTTGACGATTAGCATCTACGCAAGTTTCGATATCTACCAATAGTGATTCTAATTGTTCCGTACTCATTTCGCCGTGACAGTACACTTTTATGCAAACACCTAAAAAGCCCCAGGCAAAATCTGCAGGATGATACTCACGTAGTTCTGTGCCGGGGGTTACGTATACTGAGGGAAAATCTTGAACTTCATCCCAGAACTTTAGCTTGGGGTAGGCATTTTTAAAAATGTTGACTTTGTATGGATCTTTGCCATTAATCAGGGCCAATTTAGTGGTCAGGGCTTTTACAATTTGTGTTCGCTTACTCATACTAATACCGCCCTTAGTCTATTTTGTACCTTGGTCTCAGCAATCTCCCTGATTGTTTTGCTTATAAGTAGTTTGGGATCTCGACTACGTGGGTATTCTTGACGCCCACCATCACTAAATGTTGCATAAGGATTGCGCATATAAGTATAAAATGCGGTAATCATACCTGCTCTGCTTTCACTTAACCGCTCTACTTTAACACTTTCAGCAAATCTACCAGTACGCAAATTTAATATGTCTCTACGATTTCCAGAGCCCATATTTTCTTTAACTCGTTGAGTTAAATTACCATTTATCAATCCCTGTAGATCAGCTAAGGAAACTGGCGCTGCTACTGCTTCTTTAAAGTTTGGATTATTAATAATACTGTTCTTTAAAGTTTGAAGTTCTTGTTTAGCTTTATTAGCTAGGTTTACTAGCTCTGTAGTTTTAGGTATTGTTATTTTTGTTTTATCAGTTTTATACACTGAAACTGAATTATGCTTTACCTTGAGACTTTTAGAAGTCTTTTTTTGCATAACATCGTTTACTGTTTTACCAATATACTCATTTATAGAATCTGAACTTTTAAGATCTAAAACATAGCTAGCAGGATTTTCAATATATCCCGCTAAAACTTTTTCTATTTGAGTACTGTACTTTGCTAATTTTTTAGCTAGATTATCAAAAGATTTTGCAGCTTCTGTTACAGATCCTACTTTGGGAATTCCAATAAGACGTTTTCCATCTTGAGAATATTCAGCTGTAAGTAATTTCATTAAACTACTTATAATCTGTAATCCTTTAGTAATTTTACCAGTATCTTGATTACCTATACCATCTGCAGTACTTTTTTCCTGAAATTCAATATTCATAAATATTTTGCCAGCACTGAAATCTTTTTCAATTGCTGCATTTAATTCAGAATATACTGATTTATTACTAAGGGTACTTGAAGCCCTATCTAAATCCATGCTTAGTTTAATAATTCTATCAAGTATATCGTTTTCTTTAGTAATACCGCCTGCACTTATTAACTGACGTCCTGTAGTTTGAGCGTATATATGTCCGCGTTCAAATAATTCAGTTATTTTTTTAGTTGCATCAGCATCACTAATTCCTGTAAAAGCTCCTAAACTTTTTAAGAACTCTACAATATGTCTAAGTGCATTTTCATGGGAAAAGTTAATTCCTCTAAATGCCGTAGCATTTGCCATATCCTCTTTATCAATAGCAGAACTTAAAATACCTCTGCCAGATTTAGAAATAATATTTTTTCCTTCGTTAGAGTATATCTCAAAATGCTTAGCTTTTAAATGCCCGTATTTGGTATTTAAAAATTTTAAATACTCTTCTAGACCCCTATCTGGATCAACTCCTGGCACAAAAACTTTTATTAAACTTGCAGCACTTTCTCTAGTAATTACTAGTCTGGTTCTTCCTTGTTTTTCACCAACTGCACGAAATTTGCCACTATCAGCATTTAAAATACTAGCAGCTTTTAACATTTCATTTCTGCTAGCTAAACTTCTAGTACTAAAATTTAATAGTCGTTGTTGAATACTAGTTAATTCTTCTGCTGCCGCTGTATTAGCTTTATCTTTAAGCGCTTTACTAAAATCTTGTATGCTCATGTGTAGTCCGACTTGTACATATCTAGCACACGCTTAATATGGGCTGGCAAACTAGTAGTTGAAATATACTCAATCTGTACATTATTAGTACCGGGCGCTTTAGTGCTATGGATACTCATATCGTTTTTACGATAGTAGGTTACCAAGTCCATGATAGCTAATGCAACATCTGCTGGTACGTCATCATAACCTGCGCGATAGGTTACACGATAGCCACGAATTACTTCAGGAAATCCACGATTAACTGTGATTAAACTATTAACAGCATTTGTATTTAAACTACGAATGCCACCATCATCTAGAATCCAATCTTTATACTGTACTAGATTAGTGTAAGTTTGGCCAAAGTCTATGCTATAGCCAACGCTACTAACACTAATAACTGGTGTTTCATCTAGGATAAGCTTACTGGTACCACCATTAAAATACTCGACTTTGTCCTGATCAACATAGTCTACAAAAGTCCTGCCACAATAATTTTTAACAAATTCGCTTACACGAGGAATAAGTCCAACAATCTCTTTATCGTAGTTGCTGCTTTTGATTCCGGCATAAGTTTTATATTCTGAAATAGTAATTAAATTTAATGCCATTATATTCCTCACTTGTCTTTTATATGGATTCCAAAAAAACCCATATAAAAGACAGGGCTTTTCAGCCCTGTCAGTACTAATCTAAAGATTAGGCGGAGTAAATTAGACGAGTTACACCTGCACCGTAGTTGCTTGTAACTTGTGTAAAACCTGTACGCAAGCTAGCAACCATAACGCGACGCTGTGTCTCAACCAATTCTTGTGTGTCGATACGTAGACCACGCTGGTTACCAACAACGAAGTTGCCAGGAGCAACGCAAATCGCACCAACGTTAGCAAATGTACTACCAGCTGTTGCGCTAGGATCGTTAAGTTCGCCAGAAACTAGTACTGGTGAGTTACCGATCTGACCGATTTGGCCAGTAAGTAGTGTAGCAGCAGGACCAACTTGGTTCATTGTCTGGAAAACTGTATCTTCGAGTAGATTGTAGTAAACGCTGCTGTTAACAATGTAAACTACATCTGCTGGATCTAGACCCCAAACACCTAACTGCTTACGCATATTGCGTAAGTTAGCAACTGTAACAGCTGTTGTAGTATTAGTAATACCAGTTTGTGTTGAAGCACCAGCAGCACTAGCTAGACCCTTAATAGGATCGCCGGTACCTTCAGCGCCGCGAAGTAGAGCCTTGTCAACTGCGCGAGCGATACGACGAATCATACCATCACGAATTACAGGCATAATAGCGATAAGGCTATCTTCTTCTTCTTCGTAAGCTGTATACTCGTTGGTAGCAACTTTGTATGCACTGAGAGTAATCTCTTTGAGTGCATGTGTAGCTGTGTTACCAGCGCTTGCACCAGCGGCGCCAAGACTGCCAGGAACAGCACCAAAGTTAGCGTTATCAACCCAAGTTGCAGTACCTGCTTCTGGATTAACAGGAATACGCATAACGTTTGTTTGCATAGCGATTTGACGGAATAGTGGTGCGACGACTAGGCGACGACGAACCTCAGCTTCCATGTTTAGGCTAACTTCTAGTTCCCAAGTAGCGCTTGGTACGTGTGCACCGTACTTTTGAACCATTTCGCGACCAAACTTGGTGTCTTCAACACCTTTGTTAGCCATGCGAGCAAGTAGAACAGCCTTCTCTTTGTCAGCATAGCTCATTGTGGCTGATGCATTATCAGCAGCAAATTGCATACGTGATTTTTGAACAGCCTCAAGTTCAGCAGCTTTTTCTGCTAGTGTAGCTTGTAGACCAGCAATAGCAGACTTGTGTGTTTGCTCTTGTTCAGCAACACGCTTTTCTACTTCAGCTAGTAGGCGCTCTGCACCTGTATCAACTGTTTGCACTTGTGCAACAGCGGCTTTGATTTTAGCGTCAAGATCAGCTTGTGCACGATCTTGTGCTGCTTTTTCTACGGCAGCCTGAGCTTGTTGCTCAGCGATAGCTTTTGCTGTTTCAGCAGCAGCTTGCTTAGCTGTGTCAGCTAGCAATTTTTCCAAATCTTTAGGATCCATGTTCCATTCCTTTGTAGTGTCGCTATTTGCTTCCACGGGGGACTCTAGCCCTTTAGCTGATTCCAACTTGGGCGCAAATTGCAGTTTGAAAAATTTAAGTTCTTCGTCGGTTTCAAACGACTTAGATAAACTAAATAATGTATTTTGATTAGCAGGTACGGACACTACTGAAATTTCATGTAGTTCCAGTTCTTTAACAACAAACAGCTCATTAGCTGCATTATATTCCGCATCAGCGATACGAAAACCAATACTAAAAGCAGTAAGCACTCCGTCTTTGATAAGATTAAACACTTCGCCTGCTGCTGCAGAAATCCGTGCTTTAATCCACAAACCTTTACTGTCGATTCTATGATCTACCATTCTACCAATAGGTTCACTATGGTCATGGTATGCTAGAATTACTGGATTTTTCAAGTAATTTTGCACACCGCTTTTCCATACTGTACTAGGCACAATATCGCCTTGACGATCAGTATCGACTGTACTTGCGTAGCCTTCGATCATAATTGAATCAATGCTGATATCTTTGGTAGGTAGAACACTTTTAGTAAATGTACTGGTTAAGGTAATTACCTTGTTTTTATCTACCATATTTTCTCCCTGTTATTCTTTAGGGGCTGCGGTGGGACGACCGCCTTGTGCTGGATTAACAGCACTGCCAGCAATATTAGCAGGAACGCGCAGGTCATCGTATCCTGAAATTGGTTCATATCGCAATTCTTTTCTAGCTTCGTTTGGTGTAATAATACCACCATTTACTAGTGTTTGATGATACGTTGCAATATCTTTTAATTCTGGTTGTAGGGCGCTTACATTACTGGTAATTGCGTCCACATCGTATCCATAATAGCGCTCTAGTGCACTAACAAATTTTCTAATTACCGGCATAATTGTTTCTAAGTAGAAAAGCCGCAAATTAGGTGAGATGTTAGCGTTATTACCGCCGTTTAGGAGAATAGGTGGAACACCAATTACTTGTAGTAATATATCGTTGTGAGTTTTAACTGCTTGATCAAAGTCTAAGTCTTTGTAGCTGTTATTGCTTATACTATGTGGTTTTAAACCGCTGTCTAAGATAACTGGGCGCTTACCGCCTAGTTTAGTACTATAACGTTGTAACCAATATTGAATAGTTTTTTCTTTAGCAACTTGTGACAGTGTATTATCGCTGGTAAGTACAAAACCAAAAGTAGCACCGTTTTCAAAAAACTGTGTTTGAAACTGGTACATACTATTAAGCAGGTCAATACTATGTTGTGCCGACTCTAGGCGACTGGCGCCACGATAAATACTCACCGAACTTAAGTCACGAAAGTGAAATACGTCTTTTTCCTCAAACTCGATATAACCGCTGTAGCGGTAACCACGAATAAAGGTTTTGGTGTCAGTTAAGATTTCTGTGTACTGTGCTGGCAAGTGATACATAAATACACCATCAAAGTGTATAAACACGTTGCCTTCTAGTAACAAGTCAGTAAAAATAGCTTGACGAAATTCTTGTATGCTTTGGTAGGGGTTAGGCCTAAAGTTAAGCAAGTTAACTAACTGCTTTTGCCTGATACCACTAACAACGCCTTCATTTAACTTATCTTTTACATCGTAGTCTAAGGAGCTTGCTGCTGAGACTACCATGTTTACACCGCGATTTACAACCTCTAGGTTTTTAAATGCGTGTTGAAAAGTAAGTTTACTAGTCGAAGGGATATGTGTGCCCTCGCCTTGTGCAATTCTTTCTTGTGCAGGATTCAGTTTTTCACGAATCCAGTCTGTAAAACGACCCATGTTTTTTCCTAACAAAATTCGCTAAAGAAACTTCCATAGCTTTGCTTAGGAACCACAGGACCGTTACCAGCAACTTTGTCACGCTGAATTTCTATCCAACGCGCTTGTTTGGGTTCGCTGCCAGGCTGAGGAGTTTTACCGTACACACCATGAAGCGCTATATGATGCGGATTACATAGGGTGTAAACCTGTTCATATAACTCACTATGATGTTCACTAATAAACTCATCCCTAACAGCTAAGATACCCTCATCAGTTGAAATATCATATGCCTTGCGACGAGCCCAGTTTTCTAGCAACAGGGTTACGCTATGCAAGTGATGTAATTCCAAGTCCTGACTTGTGTTGCAAATATAGCAATGATCTTGCTTTTCATAAGCCGACTTGGCTTTATCTCTAACGTGTTTAACGGGTATACGCTTGTTTGTGTTCTTTGCCATTTACTTTAGTGAGCTACGAAGCATCCACGAATGCTTTTTGTGTGCATCCTGGCGATCTGCTAAAAAGTTCGACAAACCATGATCACCAAATTCTTCTGCTACCGCAAATAGTTGCTGAAACTTCATTGCCATGGTATCTGAATCCATTAGCAGTTCCTGCAACATACTACGCCAGTCACCAGGCACATTCTCGTCTTGAATGTAAGTTAAGCGACTAAAAGCGCTTAAGCTAGCAGGTGTAGTAATTTGCAGTGCACGTAGTTCTTCTGCATAAGTGTCAATACTGCCGTAGACTTCTGTGTAAATGCGCTCAAATAATTCGTGTAGTTGACCGAATAGTTGGCCTTCAACATTCCAGTGAAAATTAGCAGACTTTAAGTAAAAGCTAAACTCACTGGCAAAAACGCGTTGTAGCTCTAGGTAGTATTCAGTTCGGTCCATTGTTTAGCTCAGTAATTTTTTTATAATACAGGTATTGTACACCAGAAGCATTAATTAGTCAATATAAAATTTTTATGACCTAGATAGTGTAAGTGTACAATGCATAGCGAATGGCATCGGCCATGTGTGAATATTTGTCGTGGATAGGGCGCTCACGCTGCAAGTTCTCACGATTATCCCAACGATACTGATCCATTACGTCTAAGACGTTTGTACAGTGTGGCGCTACTTTTAGCCTGCCAGACTCCACCAATGTCTGCACATAGGCAATGCCTGGTAAGATGTCTTTTTTAGCTTTGGTGGTTGAGATGTTATAAGTATAGGCAAGGTCACCAGCAAATTGTGCTGCTGCCGAATCAATAAATACTACTTCTACGCCCCAACGATCTAAGTACTCGCGAAATGCTTCAGCATGTTTGTCTGTGGTAGCCTCACTTTTTAGGTACTCGTCTATGATATGAAATTGATCACTATAAGGATTATAACTGATAACCACAAAAGCAGTAGCGTCGCGATAGCCTGGATCGCAACCAGCAATGTATTCACATCCTTCTTGGTGTACATAGTCCGAAACTCCCACATCACGACTAAAATTATAGATCTGACCCTCAAACACATTAAAGCTGGCTAAGTATTCTTGTTCAAATTCAGCTTTGCTCATCGACCGGCGTGCTTCTTGCACGTCCGACTCCGACATACGCGAATTTTCAGTATAGTCTGCAGTAATCGAGCACCACTCAGGAAAGTCTGGGCTGTAACCACGTTGGTAGAAACGGCTAAACCAGTTTTGCTGACCGCGGGGAGTGGAGATAAAAATAGCCTTTGAATTAGGTCTGTCTAGCGTAGGTCTGAGCTGCACATTAAATGCTGACTCACCATCATCGCCTAGTGCAGCCTCGTCAAATAGGATAATTTGGTAGCTGCGTCCAACTGTACTATCCACTGTGCTCAGCGAGCCCATGCGGATAGTCGAACCATTGCTCAACTCTACTACTTTGTCTTTTAAGTTATCACGTTCCACTTCTAGGTCAAAGTGTCTGATAAACTTACGCTGCAGTTCAAATGAGATGCTAGATAGGTTGTAGTTTGGTGAAATAATCAACACGTTGCATTTAGGGACTAGACTTACAAGTTGTGCAATAATATTAGCAATATAGGTTTTGCCTAATCGCCTGGCTAGTGCAGCGCATACAAAGCGGTACTTGGGATTGTTGATGGCGTTGATTAGTGCGATTTGGGGACGATTCATGGTGTCCCAAGCACCTAGCAGTTTCAAGTAGTTTTCAATAGGCAGTTTAATAAAACGGTCCTGTACAGGAAACTCTGTAATCTCGTCACGGTCTACATCATCACGCGAAATTTTAAGCATTACAATTTGTCTCCTAAGAGCCGGCTAATAAGGGCTCCGTACTTGGTACCGTCTCCGCCTTCATTGATTTGCACGTTTACTTGCGATTTAGGTCCTTGACGTTCCGACCGCAGTTTTTCTAACTGAATTTCGCGGTCTAGTAGTTCCATGCTCATTTTATGTGATAGTGCTAGTAATTCGGCAATGTCTTTGTTTGACCCAACGTCTGCCTCTTCCATTTCCTTGAACTTGCGTTTGAGCACAGCGTCCATTGCCGACCGCATCTTGAAACGATTGTTAAAGCCTAGGTCAAAGAATACTTGGTTGATATAGCTTTTAACTTCACGGCGACTTAAAATCTGTGATACACTTTCAACTGGTAAACACAAATTATCTGCGACCGCTCTAGCGTCTTGGCACTGCAAGTAGCAATTAGCCACCTCTAATGCCTCTGGTGAAATTTCCAGCACCTCCGCGGGTGCTGTGGTTGGAGTCAGGTTCATTTTCGTAACTTTTCTTCTAAGACACTAATACGTTCACGGTTAATGTGGATTTGATCGCGATTAACTTGGATCTCCTTTTCAAGATCTTGACGTAGTTTTTCACGAGCTAATTCTGCTCCCGAATTACTAGCCTGCTTATTATCGCTGGTAACTACTAGTGAAATTTTGCTGTTTAACACAGTAACATCATGTTGCAGGTTTTGCAGCGCACTCATTAAGTAGACTACGCAGGTGAATAAGAGGGGTAACAGTGCAAATGTAAGCTTTTCAATAAGTTGGCCCTTGGCATGGGCTTCTTCTAATTTCTGTTCGCTCATTATATTCTACCTACTAAATTATACTTAAAAATATCCCAGCATTTTTCCCAAGACCAGCGATAGCTGGCTACCACTACTACGTGTCTAGGAATTGCTAGTGCACGAACCACGGCTAGTTTAAGATCTGGGCTAGTATATCCGGTTCTGTCCAGCTCTATTACATCTTGTGGTCCACAAACTGGATAAGCTGCGACCGGAGTACCACACGCCATTGCTTCTAGCATTACAATACCAAAAGTATCCCAACGGCTGGTAAATACTAGGCAATCTGCTTGCTGGTAATAACTAGCTAAGTCTTTGCCGGTTTTCATACCCACAAACTCCACCTCAGGATACTTGTTTTGCAAATACTCTAGCTGCGGGCCACTACCTACTACAATCTTTTTAGCTCCTAGGTAGTCCAGCTTACAAAAGTCTTCGCAAGACTTTTCCACCGACACCCTGCCAACCCAGAGCAGTGTAGGATACGTAGTTTCACGACCCACTTCTAGTGGATAAAATTGTTGTCTGTCTACTCCGCGAGTCCAGGGAACTATAGTTCCAGAAAAGTCGTGCCTTTTAAGTTCGTCTACCATGCTAGTGGTAGTAGCTAATACCTTGCCCGAATGCTTGTGAAACCAACGCAAGTACTTGTACGTCCAGCTAGTGGGAATTTTATAGTACTTTTTAATAGCTTCTGGCAGTTTGGTATGGTAGCTAGTATTATACCGCCAACCATGTTTATCCATCCAACAACGTGCAGCTAAGCCCAATGGACCTTCAGTGGCAATGTGTACATAGTCGGGATTTACCCTTTCCAGTATTTCACCAATCCCACGAGGCCACGATAACCTAATATCCCCATAGCCAGGAGCACCACAATTAGGGAACTGCCGGGGATCACAATATACAATATCGTAGCCGTGGCTATTTGCTTCGCGTTCCAAGTTGTGGAACGTTGTAACCACGCCGTTAATTTGCTGGGGCTCATTGTCTGTGACTACTAAGATTTTTTTATGCATTGTGAAACTACCTTAAATTGTGGAAACTTAAGCTGCCAGTCTATAGTACGTTGTGCGGTTATACACTCCGCTTGTGTTTCAAATTCTAAGGTTACACGGCCTGGCACATCCTTAGGGTCCTGTTGGTGTACTGCTAGGATTATTAACAACCACATCTTTAGGCCTCCAAGTAACAATTTCCCATGTACCGTTTAAATTTTCTACTAGTGCAGTACACGACTCTACCCAATCACCACTATTCATGTAACCTACCTCGCCTACCGTTTTAATCTCAGCTTGATGAATGTGTCCACAGATTACGCCAAAAAACTTACGTTTTTCAGCATATTTGGTAATAGTCTGCTCAAACTTAAATACAAAGTCTACTGCGCGTTTTACCCTGGACTTTAACCACTGCGATAGACTCCAGTAACCAAAGCCTAGTCTATGGCGTAACTGGTTAAATTGAGTGTTTAAACCTAGAACGAAATCATAGGCACTGTCGCCTAGCCAAGCTAACCAAGGTGCTAGTCTGGTAATACCGTCAAACATATCGCCGTGTGTAACTAACCAGCGGCGGTTGTTGAGGTCTACGTACTCGCATTGGTTTACTACTTCAATTCTACCAAATTTAAGTCCATAGCTAATTAGTGGCCGTAGAAATTCATCGTGATTGCCCGCCACGTAAACTACTCTAGTCTTTTCACGATTAGCTTTGGCTAAGACATGACGGACTACATTGGTATGTTGATTAGTCCAGCGCAGTTTATTTTGCTTGACTTTCCAACCGTCAATAATATCGCCTACTAAGTACAATTCATCACAGGTGTTAGACTTTAAAAATTGGCTTAAGTACTCAGCTTTACTAGCCTTGGTACCTAAGTGCACGTCCGAAATAAATACGGCGCGGTAGTGTGCCATTATTTGTCACGTTTGTTGTAAAGATCAAATAAACTTTTTACTTTATCTTCTAAAACTCCTAAACGCATATCTGCTTTGGCAAAAAGCACTACAATCATAATAAAGGCCACAAATACTGGCCAAGCTTTTAACATTAACTCGATAATTTCCATGGTCGACCTCCAGTTCACTAGAGTATAACACTTTAGGGCTGTAATGTCAAGTTGCGAATATTTTTTGGTGTCCCAAAAAATTTTCTTGAATTTGTTTAGTTTTAGTGATATAATATATGTTTTGGAGAAAGTTATGTGGCGGCTGTGGGCAAAAGCATTAGGTGATAAGTATGGTTTAACGGATCGTGAGGCTGATGCGGTTTGTTGGATTAGAACTCTTATCGTGTTATCGTATTTGGTAACAAATGTGGTAATTGTGTTGGGTGTGGTGCATCACTGGTAGCTGGCTTTGGCTTTGGCTTTGGCACCGAAAGTTTTGTGGAAAAAATTATAATGTTGGCCGTGTGGCGGGGTCCATATAGTTATATTTATTATAATGTCAACTAACCCCCTATCACAATTTTTTGGGCCGCGTCAACCCCTGGTGCAAAAATACAACATAGGGATATACCCTGCGACAAAATGTCGCGGAATTTGCGCTTGCATTGTGTGCTTGACTAGCCTATAATTACTACATCGAAACAGCACTCACAAGGAGAGCGCAATGGCAGAAAAAGCCGTAAACTATAGCCCTGAGCAAACCGCTCAGGTAATCGCGGATTATACCGCTGGTGTCAGCGTGGAAAGCATTGCATTGGCAATGGGTAAATCCGTTCGCTCAATCGTTGCTAAACTGTCACGCGAAGGCGTGTATCAGAAAAAAGCATACAAAACCAAAACGGGTGAACCCGTTGTAAAGAAGGATGCCCATGCCGATGCAATCGGCGCAATCCTTCGCTTGCCTGAGAACGATATCGAATCGTTGACTAAGGCTAATAAGAGCGCGCTTAAGGCGATCTTTGAAGCATTGGCTAATTCCAAGCCGATTTAAATAAAGGGCGAAAGCCCTTTATTTATCTTATAACGACCCGCGGTGTTGCGAAAAAACAACAGCGCGGGCGCCAAAATTATAGCATATAATTTTGGGCCGTGTCAAGGCCGCGTGCAAAAATACAACACTAGGGAAAACCCCTAGGCTTGGCCGCCGAATCCTATGCTATACTAACGTCATGAATAAAGCACAACTCACCCAAGCACTGCAAGCCCGCCTCGATGAGGTATGGGGTATCTATTGCGACATTAATATTCAATTAATTCGCTTTGCTAAACCCACTATTGAATTAAACGGCAGACTTAGTAAAACGGCTGGACGCTGTTTTATGCAAGCCAATCATATTGATATTGGCACTAAGTTTTTAATCGCGCACTATGATCAGATCATGACGGAAACTGTACCGCATGAAATCGCGCATCAAATTGACTATAACCTTAACGGCAATCCTGCCGGTAATCGTTGGCATGGCCCATCATGGCAACGCATTATGCGTCAATTGGGCGTTAATCCCGAAACTTATCACGATATGGTGGTTTGAATGTTAGCATGGATTGGCACAATTGCCAGCATAGCCGGATCTTTCCTTGTTGCATTAGGCGTAATGAATTGGGGATATATATGCTTTATTACCGGCACAATATCTTGGCTAATAATTGCAATAGCGCGCAGGGATAGGGCATTAGGCGTATTAAATGGGGCATTCTTAATTGCCAATGTAATTGGCATTGTTCGTTATGTAATTTAATATGGCCAGGTGTTGTATTTTTACAACACGCTGGCGCCAAATTATAGCATATAATTTGGGCCCGTGTCAACCCCCTGGGCGAAAATACCACACTAGGGGAAACCCTGCGACAACGTGTCGCACCTTGGGCACTTGCACAATCTACAAAACCCTGTATAATACTCTACATGAACCGGAGCGAGACAAATGGCAACTAAACTACACTTGGTGTTGGCAATGAAAAAAGCCAGCAAACCCGATGCTAGGGCACATAAGCCCTTGTTTGTGAATAGCCCATTTAAGCCACAGGTTATTCCCAATAAAAAGAAAATGAAATTGGCTAAACTGTTTAATGGTTGGGGATTTGGCGATGAATAAATTCAAATTGATTGAGGAAGCGGCAAAATTCGAAACGTCGCAATTAAAACGCGATGAATTGATTTATTTTGTAGAATCTGTTAAAATGTACGAAATGATGGAATTAGATTATGAGGCTTTAGTAACGCGGATTAACCGTACTGCTAAACACTTGTTGGATGTTAAACAATTTTTTAATGAAGGGGAATAATATGATGTACATGGCAAAATCCATTAATGACGATACCATTACCTCAATGGGCGAAAGCGTTCAAGAAGTTTGGGAGGATTTGCAATTCGGTTTTGAATTGACTGATGCAGATTTTGATGATTTGCAATGGTTTGAAGTTGAACCAATTAAGGTAACTCGCAAATTGGAATTCGTTATTGAATAAATAACAAGCCAGGGTGTTGTAAATTTACAACACCCGTGGCGCCAATTTTACCAGTAAAATTGGGCCCGTGTCAAGCAAAATTTGAAAAATTTTTGTTGTATTTATACAACGCTTGACGCGCCAAAATTATACACCAGCCTGGGCCGGTTGTCAATAGGGGAAAACCCCTATGTTGTATTTTTACAAATTTGCGCACAACCCGATTTTTCGTGTATAATTCTCTACATGGACACAACGCAAGCAAACAAGATGATCAAACGGATCGCAATTTATGACATGGACGGGACTATCGTGGATTCCAGCCACCGTTACCGGACTATTCTCACCGATCAAGGTGAGCGCATTGATATTGGTTATTGGCGCGATAACCAACATTTGGCAATGTTGGATGGCCTATTGCCATTGGCTGAAAAATATAAACTCGATTGCATGGATTTGGAATGTTTCACGATTATCGCTACTGCGCGTGTAATGAATGATCCAGATTGGCAATTTATGCGCGATCAATTGGGTATGCCAGATTATGTTATCTCGCGCACTCGTGACGATCAACAGTCGGGTTCCACGCTAAAGATTAACGGATTGATTAAATGCTTCGAAACTGCTAATATTAACTTGGCAATGATGACTGATGTTGTTTTCTATGAAGACAATGTAGATTACCTTAAAGCGGTATGCGATTATTTTAATATTCGCGGTGAATATATTCCAAGTAAACAAGGACACTAAAATGACTAACGGAAACGATCCAGACAAAATTGTTTTTTATGCGCTGATTGCCAGCGTTTGTGCGGTTGCTTATCTTGTCTTTACCGGAGCGGTATAATGAAAGCATGGAATGAATTAACCCAATTGGAACAATTGGCAATAACCCATTGGGATCTTTATAAAGATGCACATAATGTGCGTCCTCGTTGGCTTGATACTAGCCAATGGACTGAATCCGATTTTGAATTGGCAATCGCTGAATTGTACACTATTTGCGATCGCAATGAGCGTATGCGTAATGCTGATGAAGCGGCCGCATTTGAAATTGTAAAAACGCGCATTGCCGCATTGCAAGAAATGCATGGTTTTGATTGGGCTGAAGCCGTTAATTGGTTGCACGCTGAATATGAGACTCAGGGCGATCAGGGTTATTTAGAGTTTCAATTGGGCATTGCATACGGTGCTCTTACCTTAAAGGATTGATCATGGATTTTTTAAATTATGACATTCTGGATTGTTGTGGTGCTTATGGCCGCAAGGCTACATGGGACGATTGGGTTAATGGCCTAGACTTTAAAATTATTGATGGCCCGTACTTTAGCATTAAAGATTGCAATAAATTAAGCCAGGAATATGATGAATTGCATTTTCGCTCTGCAATGGGCGTTGAATTCCGGGTGTATTTAAAATAAATAACGAAATGTGTTGTATTTTTACAACACATGGCGCCAATTTTACCATGTAAAATTGGGCCGTGTCAAGAAAAATTTTGTAAATTTTTCGTGCTGTTGTATTTATACAACAGCTGACGCGCCAAAATTTTACCACCAAAAAATTTTTTTGTCAATAGGGGAAAACCCCTATGTTGTATTTTTACAAATTTGTGGGTGGTGGCTGTTTTTGTGTTATTATGTGTTCTGGGCGTTGTGCCCTGGGTTCACACTATTATTTATCATGGCCAAAAAACAGTTTTTCGCAATTCTTGATACTGAAACTACTTGCAATGATACTGTTGCAGATTTTGCAATTGTTATTTGTGATCGTAACGGTCGCGTTTATCATAAATGCGCGGTATTGGTTCGCAATCATTTTGATTCAATGGATTTATTCTATGACAAAACAAAACAAGTCGGTGAAATGTGGTCGCGTGAATACGCAAGCAAAAAGCAAACCCAATACTTTGCAATGCTTGATTCAGGTTCGCGGCAATTGGCGTCTGTTGCCGCAATCAATGCGTGGATTCAAAAAGCCATTGGCAAATACAACCCTACATTAACCGCTTATAATCTGGCATTTGATAAAAACAAATGTGCCAATACCGGAATTGATCTTTCGGGTTTTGCTGAATCGTTTTGCCTTTGGCAAGCGGCAATTGGCAATATTTGCAAAAAACAATATCGTCAATTTGCATTAGACAATCATTTGTTTAATGCTCCGACTAAACACGGCAATATGTCCATTAAAACTACTGCTGAATCTGTTTTTGCGTTTTTAAATGGCCAATTTGTTGCAGAACCGCATACTGCATTAGAAGATGCACAAGACTTTGAATTGCCAATTCTGGTAAACATTCTGAAAAAACGCAATTGGCGTGACAATATCATTGCACACGATTGGAAAAAGTTTCAAGTAAAAGATTTTTACAAGGCAATCTAAAATGGAAAATTTAGCATATTATATTAAATTCTTGGGGCTGAAAAGCCCCGTAGAATTAACGCTTAAAACCAAATCCAATAAACATTCGGATGCAGTTTATTGGCCTAAATTTTCCAATAAAGGTAATTTAAAAGCGCATAAAATTACTGTATTCCTGGGCAATCAAACCCCTAATTCTCGGCGTTCATTGGATGAATTGATCGCGCACGAATTAATTCATGCTTGGCAACAAGAAAACAATATAGCCGAATTTCACGGACTTAATTTTATTCTGCTTGCAATTCAAATGAGCGACGAATTTAATTTGCCTAATATTTACCTTGCTGACTTAGACGACGAATAATTTGCACTTGATTAACCCATCCCAACCCTGTATAATATTAACTTAACTGGAGAAAACGCAATGGCTGAAAAAACTGTAAACTACACCCCAGAGCAAACCCTGAATTTGATTGCCGATTACAAAAACGGTTTTACCGTTGAAGAATTGGCTTTGCAAATGGGCAAATCGGTTCGCTCAATTGTTGCTAAACTCTCGCGCGAGGGAGTTTACGAAAAGAAAACCTATAAAACAAAAACCGGCGAGGCAGTTGTTAAAAAAGACGCGCACGCTGATGCAATTGGCGCAATTCTCCGATTGCCAGAAAACGACATTGAATCCCTGACCAAATGCAATAAATCTGCATTAAAAGCAATTTTCGACGCATTGGCTAATTCAAAACCCATTTAATTGGGCGTTTAATAAAACCGGCAATTGCCGGTTTTATTTTATGTAAATCGTTTTAAAAAATATAATCATTATATTTTTTAAAACGGCGCCAATTATACTAGTATAATTGGGAGCGTGTCAAGCGTTTTGCAAAAATACAACATAGGGACAAACCCTTAGAGTCGTTATAAATTTTGGAACCATGTGGCGCCAAAATTATACCATAATTTTGCGGCCCGTGTCAAGAGGATGTGCAAAAATACAACATAGGGACAAACCCTAATAGGGTAAACCCTGAGCACCGGCCAGGTGCGCACCACTTTGGTGCATGCACCGTTCTGGGGCGCACCAAGTTGGTGCATGCACTACTTTGGTGCAGCCATGCACCAGCATGGTGCAGAGGTAGGTACCTCTGCGCCAGTGCGAAATCTAGTGCAAATTCTTGCAGGTCCTACCGCGCCGATTATACAGTGCTAAAGCTATCCGTGTCAAGTCAATTTTTCTGGGCCTCCAACCCGCAAAAATTTACAGTTGAGCGAGCCTGCCGAAGTCTGTATAATATTATTTATAGACAGTAGGGAACCAATGAAAGATTACCAAGAATGGCTTGAGGATTGGCGCGACGAGCATTTCGACTATCCACAGTATCCAGACCAGCAGCCAGACCCCAGTAATTTTGATCTTGATATTGACAACTGAACACTGTATAATAGAATCTTCAACAGCGCAGAAACCGAAACACAAAGGACATATGATGACTGACAAAACTGTAAACTACACCCCAGAGCAAACCGCTACCATTATCGGCCTGTACACCACGGGTAACTCTGTGGAGATGATCGCCGAGCAGGTTGGCAAATCGGTGCGGTCGATTGTGGCAAAACTCTCCCGTGAGGGAGTGTACATCCCTAAGACCGCGGCTAAGGGTCAGGGCCGGGTTACTAAAAGTGATTTGGTTACCAAACTGGCCGAGCATTTTAGTATTGATGCTGCTGAGCTTGTAAGCTTTGAAAAAGCCAGCTTTGCCGCACTAGAGTTGCTGGCCAGCAAACTCAAGGCATAAGCTCCAGGGGAGAAGAAATTTAATCTTGATTCTTCTCCCCAAACCCTGTATAATATTATTATAGACAGTTAGGAAAGAGCTTATCTGAAAGGACAAAGCGCAGATACCAGCATCACGGACCACTACCCCGCCCGCAAGCCAATGTATAGCTAGCAACCTGTAGTGCCAAGTCCACGGCTGACGACTGTCGAACAATTTGGGTGACAGCGGCGCGCATTTGGTGCAGCGTCTTAATTGTGGGGAATCTATGTTAGAGCCGAGCCACAGCCCTTAGCTAAATTAAAATCCTGGACCCTAAGGTTCGCAACCCAGATGGCTACCAGGTGGTTGTAAGCACCAAAACTTACCAAGTTGTCTAGAACTTGTAAATAACTTAGACAGTGTTCCTCCGGGACTTTACGAGAGGTGTGCAACTAGAGCAGTACTGTCTAGCGGTTAGGCCCGCTGGTTAAAATATAGGCCTGGGTTGACGACGCAGTGTGCTAGCGTTTACGTTAGTTGCTCTGCCAGACCCAACGCGGAATGACAGGTCGCTGTAGCAAACCGGTTTGCGAAAACCACGTCGGACCAGCATAAAAACTTGTAAGAGTTCAAAACCCCGCAAGGCGACGGCTTTGGCGGGGTTTTGTTTTGCCTAAATTTAGTAGCTTAGTAATTTTAGTGGCTAGTCTATTTTGCTCACTAGTCTATTTTGGTCAATAGTCTGTTTTTGGACCTAGTCTGTTTGCCAGCAAGGTGCTGCGCCAATATTATACAGTGCAAAACCTATGCTAGTCAAGTAAGAATTTTTTCTCTGACCCTAAACCGTGGCAAACTGTCACCCACAAAAAAGCCCCACACAGACTTCTCTGTATGGGGCGATTTAGGGTCAGATTTGGGATTATGTGACTTTTGGGCAGTTATTTTCACTTAATCTAGTTTCTAGGACTTGTAGGATGCCTTTATTGACTTTTTCTAGACTTTCCAATAATTCAGGGTCCATTTTTAGCAATTTTGCTATATTTTCTATGTGTTCTGACTTTTTTGTGGGTACTTCACCGCGTTTGTTTAAGTAGGCCTTTTTCTGGTAAACACCCAAACTGCTCAGTTTAGCAATAATTGACCGTTCCGGCACCTCAAGCTCCTGAGCAATTTTTTGGACGTGAGTGCCGGTTTTGTACTGTTCAACCAGACGGTCAGTAATTTCTTTAGTATATTTCAAGTACATCTCCTATTAATCTTCCCAAGGGAGTTTAAGCTCACCCTGGGGCATTTTAACATTAGTTTTTTCTTTGGACCCTAAACCGCCGAAGACTTCACCTACCACTAACGGTTTGGGCATTTGATCCCAATTTTCAGGATCTAGGATCATCAGTTCAGTTCTGAGGCTAGGATGTGCAACCCAGATTTGGCACATAATAGTGCTCAACAGTGTTGGAGCACCAGCAAATTGTGTAGCCCCCAAACCATGCAACTTCCATTGACTAGTAGGTTTGTTTTGTTGACCACTTTTGACGCCGGTTCTAGCAGTCAATCCAAAGTTTCTTATTTCAATCAGCTCCTCTGACCCTAAACCTAAACAATCTCCCCGATACTGCATAACTTCCAGCAGCTCTTTGTGCACTAGTGAATCTAAACCCTCAAGCTCCCAACGACTATAAGGGATCCCTTGATGTCGTTTCATGCCTGCTAGGATAAAGGTACAAGTTGCGAATAATTTCTACCCCACTCCGAACTCTGCGTTTTTACTAGTGCTCCACGCTTTAGCTGGGTAACTACTCGCCACAAACCAATATCCCAGCTGGTTTTAATGTTGCGGCGTGCCGTTGCCCTAGGGTCTAGTCTGCAATCATCAAGTGGGACCGCCTGCCAGGTGCCAAAGTACGCGGCAATTTGGGGCAGCATCCACAAGCCATAAAGGTTGAGTTGATGCTCCTCAGCTTGCTTTAGCAAATCCTCATGATTCAAATCATGATAAGCCTCAAAAGGCACAAGTTTAAGTTCGTTTGATTTTAATTTTAGCATATACGTATAGATACAATTTGCCTTAGTTGCTAGAAATTTTTTTAACTGTGTAAACTTCGAAAACTTGTACATTACAAAAGCTAAATTTTATTAACGCTCTCCCCGTGGGGCTCAGGCGAGAGCTATAAAATTTGCTTTTTTATGTTTTCTTGTTTACTTGTAAAAAATTTCTTTGTTTAAACCTCTGTAGATTTAACAATATTATAGCATAAATTATTCGATGTGTAAAGGTTGATTTTTAGTCGTGCCTATGATTTAGATACGAGTCTTGGTGGCTGTCGAAATACTCTGCGAATGAGAGGTCTTGATCCTTGCCAAAGTCGTGCTCGTAAATCCAGTTTAAGGTATGCTCAAAAAGATCTGAGCCTAAGAGGTTATCTACCAGCTCATCATATGCTCTATGCACAGGGCCGTAGATATTAACCTGGTTGTCTTGATCCAGCAATTTGATAGCTGCGTCTAGCCGCCGTTCCATGTCTTGATGGTGTAGCATAGTGTTAACATACTGTTCTGCAACTAAAAATTTAGTTAATGCCATAGCAAATCCTCTGGTAGTTGGTTGGTAAAGTGTTGTGCTGCTTGTGGAAATGTTTGATTGGTGGCAAGCATTTGTCTGCTGATATTTAGCAACCACCAACGTGTGTCCGGCATTGTGTGCGGTAGCTTAGTGGCCGTTACGCGCACTTGCTCTGCTTCTTGAAATGTGGTCATTTAAAGTGCTCCTGGATTGCTAGCGCTGCTCCATAGCAACTGGTTTGAGTTTTATCTCCGCGAAGGCAAACTTGCACACAACGGTTAACGATTAGCTGGCTATAACGATTTAGCCTGTCTTCCGTAATACCGTGATGCAAGTCTGCTTGCACCTGCAGTTCTCTAAATACGTTCTGTGGGTCCATAATCCTCGTCCGTTCCAAATCCAGCGGTTTTAAAACTGTAGCCGTCATCGCTGTCGCAATCTGGCTCCTCATGCATATCTATAACTTGTTGCAGGATATTGCTGATCAATTGATTTAAGGTAATGTCTTGCTCGTGTGCCAGTTGCATTAGCCTGAACATTTCGTCTTCGCTTAGGTCTAGTTCAATAGTTTCCATTAGTAATAGTCTCCGCTACAGTGAGTAATTATATAATTGTATACTGGTGTGGGGTCTAAGATCCATTGACCCTCAGGCGTTAAACCACCAAAAGCTTTGTTTGGACTATGCCACCAAGCTTTGGCAAAGTCTGGGCCTAAAAGGTTTTCAAGCATTAAATCACAGCGTTGTTTTATGATTTCATTCACTATAAGTATCCCAAGTAATCTTAGGGTTGGTACGTTCGTATAGTTCTACCAGTTGGTCTAGTGTCCACGGCGCATCAGTTTCAAAGGTATCCAGCCAACGACTAAACCTGGCCCAGTCTAGGCTAAGCATGGGCGGCACACCAATTTCTTCTCCGTAGGGGTCACCAGTGCCGCGCACATCAATTCTACCACAACTATAGTTGTCAGTAATTAATTCCATTTTGTAGTGTTCACCAGCTTTGCGTCCAGTATAAGGGCTATCCTGTTCTTGTACATGATGTTCCAGTGTGGTCAAATCACGTTGACGATACCAGTCTAGGCTTGTGGGACCCATCCAGTTAGTGCTGTATCTGAGCTTCATGCTGTGATCCACTTAATGTCCTCTTTAAGCACAATAGTTTCAATGCCGTCATACTCACGAATAATAAACTCCTGACCCTCAGGCATCCAAGTCAGCCTCAATCCATCAAATCCGCGAAAGCTAACGTCTGGGTGTGCCTCTTTAAGATAAAGATAGGCAGCATCCTCAACTTCTAGCTGCAATTGAGTACCTGGTGTAGTATCCTGCCACCACAAGTACAGTTTAATCAACTCACCATCAAACATAGTTTCAGGATACCAGGTAGCCCAAGCCGTGCCCCAATCATCGCTGTGGATTAGTGCTACTTGACCGTTAAATACATATTTTGCCATTAGTTTAGGTTCCGCTTAGGTTGATTGGGGTCATTTAAACCAATAATCTTTTGCTTAGTAGACTCGCTTAGTGTGTCAAAGTCCTCGTCAGTTAACTCACGGCCTTCTGTAAGAAACTTGCCAGCAGCAAACATTTCTTTGATATGTTCAACTAGGGCATCCAAGTCTTCTTGCGAACCCTCAAAGTCATCAAAACAACCGGGAGCAAATTCTAACTGCATTTCCTCTGGGTTAAAGTCTTCAGGTTCAGTAATATCATCAAACTTATTCATTGCTCTATATCCTTTAGTAGTTCTAGTACTTGATCGCCTTCTTGTTTGCCAATCTCATAAGCAGCTTTAAGCCAGTTTACAACTATCTCATACCGCTCGTAATCACTGCCCAAGTCAGCAAACAGTCTGTCAGCACGAAGGCCAAAGCCCTCCTGCTCCCACAACCAATCATTAAACCTTTTCATTGTCTTCCTCTACAACTTCCCACA